GTGAGTTCATTGCAAGTCAGTCCTGAGTTGCTGCACCGTTCGGCCAATGAGATGGATCGGCTGCTGGCTGCGCACCGCGCGGCACACACCAAGGCCCACGGGCTGATCAGTGCGGCGATGTCGGGGTGGGTTGGCGGTGCCGCGTCGGCGCTGGACAGTGAGTCGACGCAGTGGCAGGGCCATTCCAGGCATGTCGAAAATGAGTCGGCCCACTACCGCGACGCGCTCGATCAGATCGGCTACGCCTTCGCCGGGATGGAAGAGCAGAGCGCGGTCAATATTCTGGGCAGCCGCCCGCAGGCTAAGGCGTAGCGTCCTATGTCGTTGCCGCTGGCCGATATCAAGCGTGGCAAGGTCCAATCGTTTCGCGATGTAGCCGACGCTCTGGATGGAATGGCGGGCGCGAATCGGGATATGAAGCGCGGTGTGGAGCGGCTGCCGATCATGGGAGACGGCTGGAAAGGCGTCTCTGGGGACGCCGCCCATCATGATCTGGATGCGCATGGCAAGTATCTCGACGGGCACGCTCAGGCCCAGCAGAGCGCTGCGGCCAAGATCCGGGCCGCTGCTGATGAGTTCGAGGGCGTGCAACAGCTGCTTAAGAAGATCGAAAATGACGCCGCCCAAGGCAAATTCACGATCAACTACGACACCGGCGAGGTCACCCCGCCTAGCGGCAAGTACGACAAAAACGAGCTGGACTATCTGACCAATACGCTGCGTCAGATCAGCGCTGCCGGGGGTGTCGCCAACGCCGATCTTGAGGCAGCGGTCAAAGCTGCCCAGACACTCCCGGACCCGTCTGGTGCTGCCGCCCAAAGCCTTCCGGCGATGCCCGGCTCCGCTATCAAGCCCGGAGGTGTTGCCGCTGGCCTGGAGCACCTGGCCGCACCCGACCCGAATGGTGATCCTGGGGCGACCAAGGCCGCTGCTGCGGGCGCCGACACGCAGGCGAACTACAAGGAGTGGTACCCGAAGACACCTGGGCCGGGCGACAAGCTGACCATCGACCCCAGCAAGGCAGGCAGCCTCACGGGGACGGTCGGGGCACTCGACAAGATGCCCGGCGCCCCCAAGCCGCAGGACGGTTTCGGCTCTGGCGTGGCCAAACAGTTCCTTAAAGGCGCCAACGATCGCATCGACGGGACGATCGATGAGGTCAAAAGCAAGGCGGGGCTTAACGGGGCCGACAAGTTCGCCGAGTCATGGACGAACAGCGCGAAAGGCCTTGAGCACCAGCTGGAACGCACACTGTTCCCCGGCGCCGCGATGGCCGAAGACGCCAAGAACGTGATCGATCAGGCCGTCACCTCGTACCAACATCCCGAGAAGATCCCCGAGAACATCGGCAAAACCACAGTCGATGGCGCCATTATCGGGGGGACAGCGCCGCTCGGTGGGGAGGGTGCGCTTGGTCGGCTCGGGGTCGAAGAGAGTGCAGCCGCGCGTGGCGCTCTCCCTGACTCGCCCGGCATGCTCCACGACCTGCCTGGCGGACATCTCTTCGACGGCCCACCGCATCCCCACGCCGACGCTCCCAGTGGTGGCCATAGCAGTGGTGAGATAGGCCCGTTCACAGGTGAGCACTCAGGCACCATCGGTGATCACGGCGGCGCGTCCCACGCCCCTGACCTCAATCACGTATCTACTGAATCCGGTGGTCCCGGCGGATGGAACCAGGAACTCAACAAGCCCGCGCCGAATACTCACTACAACGTCGATGACCGGTTCCACTACAACACCGACAACAACAGTCGCGTAGGCCATGCACACGCCGACCTGGATGCCAGCTCGGCCGCAGAGCGGAACGGCTATCAGCAACGAATCGCAGGCGGACCAGACCGGCTGCCTGGCGACCAGGGGGGCCATATCTTCGGCAGCCAGTTCGGCGGACCGGGTGAGGCCATAAACCTCACGGCTATGCGCGACACGTTGAACAGCGTCGGAAACCGCGAATACTACAACCTCGAAAATGATTGGCGCAGTTATATAACCGAGGGAAAGAAAGTCAGTGTTGACGTGGAAATTACGTATCCCGGAGATTCAAGGCGACCCGAGATGTATTCCGTAAGAACATACGTCGACGGCAATCTCGACTCCGTACACTCCTTCAGGAACTAAGATGGCAGACGTGACAGACGACGCACCGTACCTAGTGCAGCTCGGAGCGCTGCAGGAAGACGCCGCAAAGCTGCTGTACTACAGCCTCCCAGCTGAGGGGTGGGACAGCTGCACTCTCGTGTTCCGCGAGGCGGCAAATTACGGCGAATTCGTAGTCACACGCACCAACCCAGATGGCAGCACGGAACTAGTAGCGCCATCGAATGCCCTGATGTCAGCGATGATGAAATTGCGCGACTACATGGCAACGCAAGGCAAAGGCGCATGGCTCGAAGCGGCGATGGCGGTACAAAGAGACCCCGCTAAATTCACTTTTGATTACAACTACAACGAGCGCCCCCAGTGGAAAAAACCTCCCACAGATGAGTCATACGTCGAGGACTTAGCAAAGTACCCTCGTCCCGTCGATCAAATACCCGACTGGTATCCACGCGCAAACTAGATTATCGACCGCTTGCCTGCGTTGGGGTTGACGACCTGATTCCTGTACGTGTGCTGTGAGCGGCGCGTACGCTTTCCCCCGGTCAGGGGTATCGAATCGAGGGGAAGGTCTTCGCTCATGTCAGCACCACAGTCGGCGGCACCGGGTTGGTATCCCGACCCATCGGGCGCGCCAGGGCAGCGCTATTTCGACGGCACTAACTGGACCGTCACGGCACCACCGCCGCCGCCCGCACCGGCCCCGAAGAAGGGCCGCAAGTGGCCGTGGATCGTCGGTGGCGTTGTGGTGCTTCTCTTCATTGCGGGTCTGGTGGGTGGCAAGAAAGAGGACGACAAACCCGCTAGTGCGACGCCAGCGGCCAGCGCGCCACGGTCCGGTGGTAGCGGAGCGACACAGGCCGAGAAAGCGGCGCCGGGCGTTGGGTCCGAGGTGCGCGACGGCAAGTTTGCGTTCGTCGTGGACAAGATCGACATTGGCAAGAGCGTGGTCGGCCGCGACGACAACCAGTTCATGCAGAAGAAGGCCCAGGGCGAATGGGCAGTGCTGTCGATGACGGTCACCAACATCAGTGACAAGCCACAGACGTTTTTCGCTGAGAATCAAAAACTCATCGCAGGCGGTAAGACATTCTCGGCGGACAGCACCGCTTCGATGTACCTCGTTGACGACGCGCTAATGACAGAGATAAACCCCGGCAACAAGATTGACGTGAAGGTCGCCTTCGATGTGCCAGTGGGTACCGAGCCTGATCAGGTCAAGCTGCACGACTCGGCTTTCTCTGGCGGTGTCACGATCAACCTCAAGCGGACAAGCTAGTCGACATTGAAACCAGCCCCGCCCCAGGCATTGCCGAAGGCGGGGCTGGTTGCATGTCGGTCGGCTATTCCCCCCAAGGGCTCTGATATGCGCGCGCCGCTGCATGCGTGGCCAGCAGTGCAGCTGCGACCAGTGGCGCACTATCGATCGGTAGCCGTGACGGAATATCCACGATGGCCAGCCGGTCATGCCGCTCATCGATTCGAACTTCTCCGTAGGCCCATCCTTGGCCCGTGATAGGGACCCGCACCGTCCGGCTGCCGTACTCATCGGTATCGACGGTGGGCAGCTCGACAACCAGGCAGCCCTTGGCGCTGAGCTTGTCGACCAGGGTTGACGCCACATGCGCGGCAATTTGCGCCTGCGTGTATGTCCTGGTCTCCGTCTCGCCTTCGGCGCCGATGGTCTTCCGCACGGTAAGTCCAAAGAAGTGCGGAATCTCTTCGATGACCTCACGAATGGCCCTCTTGGCGTCCATAGGTCAGTTGTACGCCCAGGGGCCGACAATGCGTGTCGCTCTGCCTACAGTCTTCCCTCCAGCTGTGCAGGAAGCGGCGGCACGTCGCCGTGGGCGCCGCCCTGAATCCACCGTCGAAGCTCGCGCAGGTGAGCCAGGGCGATGCCTAGCACCTTCTGCTCTTCGGTCAGCCGGTCCTCCAGTGCTTGAACGCGGCCACCGAGTGCTCCGATGGCGGCGTTGTGGGCTTCGCGCTGCTCGGTCATGGCAGCGGCGAAGGTCTCGCGCTGCTCGGTCGCGAAGGCTTTCCAGTCCGCAGAGCTGTTGGCGTCCTTGGCGTTCCAGCGGTCTACTAGTGACTTGATGGCGGTACCGATGACGCCGCCCGCAAGCAGGCTGACAGCGAGTTCAAGCCACTGATCGAGGGTCACCGGTTGGTCTCGTCATTCTTGGGCGAGCCGCTGCGGGGAATGTGGGCCGTTGCGATGGCCTGACCGCCGACGACGAACACGGTCGAAATGAGGTTCAGCCACAGCGGGGCTGCCTGTTCGTCTACGACGTTGTAGTAAAGCATGAGCGAAAAAAGCGCCACGGCAACGGCATACAGCCAGAGCCTTACTTTCGGCGTGAGCAGTTCTCTCAACTTCTCAATCATCATCCAACCTCAATCTTGCAGTAGGTAGTCGACGGCGGGCGCGGTGTCGTAGTTCAGGTGCGGCCCTGTGCGCTTGATGAAGAACAGACCGGCGTCCAGGACGGCTTTGGTGAGGGCGACTAGCTCGATGACTGGACGCTGCACAATCTCAGCGACTTGCGCCAGAATGGAATCGGGGCCAGTGAAGACGCGTTGACCGATAACCACCTTGTAGATGGACGTTTTCATCTCGCCGGAGTCGCCTTCGACATCGGTGTACATGTCGCCCTGGTGGGCGTAGTTATGCCACCAATGCGGGGTATCGACCATCAGCTGATCGGCGATGCCGTGTGACTCGGGTCCGGGTGCCTGGCCGTTGGCGTCGCCGTAGGCTTTACCCCTCTCGCGCATGGGATTACCCCATGCCACAGCCTTTTTGATCTTGCCGTATGCCCAGTGCAGGCGTCCGGTGAGCGGCCTAATATCGAGTTCCCATACCAGCGCGATGATGATGGCGCCTTGTGAGAAGCCACCGAGCGCGCCGCCGAAGCGCTCCACTTGTAGGCGGTGGATGGTGAGCTGGTTGACCAGCTCTTCGCGGCCTTCATCGATGGATGTGCCCATGGGGAACGGGGCGGCGCGGTAGCCGATGGGCTGCCATCGGTACTTGCGCTCCACGGCCCGTGCGGTGTCGGCGTCAGGGCCGACCCACCAGGGCACGCCGGTTCCGCAGACCGTGAACAGTACGGGCCGCTTATCTTCGGGCACGGGGCGTTTCAGGTAGCCCATGGCGTATTTGGTCTCCAGGTTGATCACGCCGGGTGTGAAACTTCCTGGGGCGAGCTTGCCTTCGCTGACGTAGATCCCTTGCAGCTCGGTGATGATCGCCGTCAGCTCGGGAGTAAACCGGGTGGTGCCGGGCGTGAGCAGGTCATCGAATCGGTCCCACTTGACCAGAATGAAGTCGATGATCTTGCCGACTTCGGGGGAGTCGTCGCCCTCGCCGAGGCCTACGTATTGGCCGCTCAGGTACATGGTTACGCCGCCTTCTTGTTGGTGAGTTCGGCGATGGCATCGACCAGGGTCTTGCCGCCGAGCTGTGGCCAGCCGTTGCCGCCTGGGCCGCGCAGTTGGTCCCAAATCTCTTCGAGAAGCTGGCGGTCGGTGCGAGGGTTGGCGGGTCCGGGCAGAACCGGGGGAGGCACGACCACGGGCGGTGTGGGCGGGGTCGCCGGGTCGAATTCGCCGCGCATGTCCTTGGCGATTTCGCCTCGGAACCAATTCATATCGATGTTGCCGGGGTCCCACTTGCCCTGTGCGGCACCGGCATATTCCTTGTGGCCGATGTTGTGGCTGACATCGACGCCGAGCTTTGTCGTTAGCGCTGCGGCCACATCGCGCATGGCAATGATCTGCGCGTCAGGCCAGCGCTGGCCGGGATCGTAGGACCCATCGGGTGCGATGTCAGGCCAGGCGCATTCGATGCCGATCATGTGCCAGTTGGCGTTGTTGGTCGGCAACCAGCGGTAGGAGCCTTGGCCCGCATGCCAGCAGACGCCGACCGCGACAATCGTGACCGTGCCGTCCGGCGCGATGTGGATGTTGGACAGCGGACCCGGTAGGTCGGGGCGCCCGTTGCGGATGGACTGTGCCGACTCGCGGGAATTGCCGGTGTGGTGCCACATGAGGCCACGAATGTCTTTGAAGTCGCCGTGTCCGGCGTTCTGCCAGCCGGGTAGCGTCTTGAGCCGATCGCCGAGCGCCGGGCGTAGAACGTCCTCAAGCCAGATCGGGTCGCCTGTCCATGCCATGCTGTTGCCTCCGGGTGGTGTTGGTTCGTCGTCGGATAGGGCGCGGCGCAGCACTTCCCAGGCTTCGGCCCACTTCTGCGCGTAGCGGTCGGGGTAGGAGCTGCGCTGGACGCGCTGAGCAAAAATGCCGGCAAGGGCGGGGTTGTCTGCGGCCCTTCGGTAGTCGTCGGGGAGCCGGTCAAAGAACATGCCCACTGAGCGGGCCAGAGTCATGCGGTCGTAGGCGGTGCCCCACCACGGCTCGCCGTTCGGGCCCGGCTGCTGCTGTAGGTACCCCGATGAGCGGCTGTCGTCCGAGGTGGAGTCGTGCGGATAGTTCATGGTCTCTTCGTCACGTGACGGGTTGGCCGGGCACCACCATTGACGTTCGCCGTTTTCGTCGTTGGCACCGACCTCGGTGGAGATGGTCATGAGCGCGATGGCGCTGGCCAGCTCATCGAGACCTTTGTCGAGCGCGACGGCGTGCACTTCGCGTGCCACCTGCTCGCGGGTGCGCAGCGGCGTGGCGTCGAACTCTACGAAGCTCACAGGCCCAGTCCCAGCCTGCGGGCGGTGTCGCGGACTTTCTCGACCAGTGGGTCGATGATCCGGTCATCGGCATCGCCAGGTATCGCGTCGGTGATCTTGTCGACCCCGGAGATGGCGGTGTTGCCGACCGTTTCGGCGATGGCGATGACTACCGCCTTGATGATCACCGGGATCTGCTGCCGAATCTCGTCAACGACTGCGTTGCGAATTGGGTCGGTGATGTGCGTCTTGATGAACCCCATAGTTGTTGCCTCTCTTGTTAGTACGAGCGCCACCGAAGCCAGATACGCGCTGGCCCGCCTGTGCCGCCTTTGGTGAAGCTGCCGAAGATGCCGCCGTTGCCTCCGGCGCCGCCTGCGCCGATCCCGCCCGTACCGGCGTTGCCGGTGCCTCCGCTGCCTGCGGCGAATGTCTCTCCGAAAGCCGAGAGCGTTTGGGGGCTGGGGGTTTTGCCGTTCTGGCCGCTGCCGCCGGAGTTGGCGCCTTCGCCGCCCAGACCGCCTGGGGCCGATGCGATGAGCCCGCCGGGGCCGTTGATTGATGTTGTGCCGCCGGAGCTTCCGGGTGCGCCCTTGCCGCCGCCCTCGGATTGACCGCCTATGCCTCCGGCGCCCAAGGTCAGGCCTAGCGAGCTACTGGGGACGATGAATGTGCCGGTGAGCCATGTGCCGGTGTAGCCGCCTATTCCAGAACGCCCTAGACCGCCTTCACCGGCACCACCGCCGCCACCTGCGGGCAGGATCACGTAGTCGGCCCAGTAGGCCCAGGTGGGCGGTAGGACGGACTGCGTTTCGGCGAACAGGTCGGTGCGGGGGTCGCTGGCCCACACCTGCACATCGCCGAGACTGATGCCGTTGATGTACTTGTTCACGGGCCCGTCCACGCCGCCGATGAGCAACGTATCGCCAATGCTGATAGGCATTTACGTCGCCCAGATGTAGATGGTGTTGCCGTCCCGTGGGGTTGGCAGCACGTCATATTGAGCCCTGGTGCCCGCCCACACTGTCAGGGAGGTGGCGGTGCCGTTGACGGACCCGACGACTCTTCCGGTGCCCAGCTTGGACACGTCGATGGCTGCGTTCGCCGCGACCTTGGCATTGGTCACTGAGCTGTCCGTGGGTACGCGGGTATCGCCCAGGCGGGCATCGTTTCCGGCGCAGGCGGTGGCGGCGGTTGTGCCGGTGGTCGGCGGGAAGGTGGACGGCTTACCGATGATCGCCGACCAGGCCACTGCCAGTGCCGACTTAGTTACCCAAGGCAACGGAGTGCCTTTCGTGCCTTTATTACCATCTGGTTTAGGCTCCTTGTCATGAGTGAAGTCACCGAAGCGGAAGCCAAGAGGTTCACCGCTAAGTCGAAGCGCGTGGTGGATTGCCTTGTGTGGCAAGGGGCTCTAGACCGCGACGGGTACGGATCGTTTTACTTTCGGGGCGCCAATCGGCGTGCACACCGAATGGCTTGGTATATCGCCAATGGCGCGATACCTGATGGCTTTGTCGTCAATCACACCTGCCGGAATCGCGCATGCGTGAATCCCCAACATCTGCAGATGGTGACTGTCAGGGACAACGCTCTGAAGGACTCGTCATCGGTTGGCTACGTGAATAGCCAAAAGACGAAGTGCCCCAACGGACATCCGTACGACAAGAGGGTCATGTGGGCCGGGCGTACTCAGCGAGTCTGCTCGGTGTGTGATAGAGAGACACGCAACGCCGCCAAGCGGCGCCGCTACCACGCAGGCAAATCGGCAATCAAGATATGACCTACTGCAATTCGTAGACAGTTCCGGTAGCTAGGTCGAGGTAGGTATCACCGACCATCTGTCCGGAGATTGTTCCTGGCGTGCCATTACCAGACGTCATCCGCGCTCCACGCGGGCCGGGGTTACCGGGAGGCCCGGGAACGGTCGAGTCGGCGCCAGGTGCGCCCGGAGGGCCGGGCACAGTTGAGTCAGCACCTGGATCGCCCTTGAGCCCCTGGGGTCCTCGTAGCAGACCAGCGTTGGTCCATCCCTGCGTGCCGTAGACCCAAATCTCGCCCAGATCGTCCGTAATGTACGCATCGCCAGGCTGCGGATTCTGAATATTGGCTAGCGCCGCCTCGTTGGCGACGTTGTCCCTCAGGACAACCGACTTGCCATCAATGCCTGGTGGGCCATCGGCTCCGACCGGGCCGCGCTCGCCGACATCTCCCTTGTCTCCCTTATCGCCCTTGGGTCCCTTGAGACTTCCGGTTTGTGTCCATGCCATATCAGCTGTCCCTTCTATTTGAGTTCGTAGGTGGAGCCGGTCTCGACGTCCACGTAGATATCGCCGGGCTTGGAACCGATCACCACAGAAGGAGGGCCGGACCCGTACCAGAACGCCTTGCCTGAAAACGTCGGTCCAGCTTCGCCCTGTGCGCCTTGCTCTCCGCGCGGTCCTGGTGGGCCGGGCACTGGCGTGGCTATCTGCTCGGATGGCCTTGGCGCGGCCAGTGTGAGCTTGGGGCGGCGCGGCGCGCTCAGTTCGATGACCGGCACCGGCTCGGTATCGATGACTAGGCGGGGAAGCTCAGTCATCGCGCGCCACCCGGCATTTGGCCCATGGCAGGTTGTCGCCGTTGGGATAGCTCGACGGGTAGGTGACGGTCAGCCGCGCCTCGGCTTTGGCTGGGATCTTGTCGGCGATGGGCGACTCAATGCGGATGAATACACCGTCATCGGTGATGGTCGGTTGTATTGCTGTGCCGTCTATTTCGGTACCGGCACGTACCGCCGCCATGTCCGGGTAGAACCGCAGATCGATGGTGGTGCCTGCCGGGAAGATGTCATGAATGTTCGGCGCGGTGCCGTCAACGTCAGCCTTGAGGCGCAACAACAAGATGAAGTCCTGCCGGACCGATAGTGTGATGTTCAGGTCGGGGTCGTAGCCGCCAATCAAAGGTGAGGTCATGCGGATTCCCTTGTTTCGTAACCCATTCGAGAAAGCGCCTGAACATGCGACACACAGTCGTTGATTCGGCACAGCGGCGTTAGCCCATTGGCGGGATTCATGTCAGCGTCAAGCACGGTGCCGTCCTCGTCGGCCAGGAACACGTCAACGTGTTGTGGGAGATGAGATTCGATGACATGAATCGGTAGGCCAAGGCCTTCGCGTAGTGTGTTCAGGCTCTCGCCAGAGGGCACAGTGATTAGAAGGTGCCACGTCTTATTGCCATCGCTACACCGGTAGTGATTGGTTTTCGGGCAGAACTGCGGCAGAAACTCTGAAACCAATTCAGCTGTAATCATTTCCATCACTTCCAGAACACCCATAGGACACCACTAGCGCCGGGACCACCTGAGCCTCCCGACCCCTTACTGCCAGTGCTCCATCCGGCACCGCCACCTCCGCCTCCACCGCCGCCTCCGGGGTAGCCTCCAGCTCCACCGCCACCTCCGCGCCCCTGCGCGAGAGTGCCGGTTGGGTTTCCGCCGCCGCCTCCACCACCTCCAGCGCCGCCACATTTGATTTCCGCTCCAGCGGACACTGAGTCACCCGTGGTGCCCGGCCCGGCAGGCATGGCAGAAGGCGACCCGCCAGTTCCGCCGCTGGCAGCTGCCGATGAGACCCCGGTACGCCCGGTGGTGCCGTAGTTGGCTGAAGTTCCAGCCTTGAACCCTCCAGTGCCGCCAGCCCCACCACTGCCGGGAGTTGACGACGTAGCCTGGTAGCCAAAATCGCCTTGGATGCCACCGGCTCCCGAGGTGGTCGTCAAGTAGGTCCCAAAGGACGTGTCGTTGCCGTTGGTTCCGATCGTCACGTTGACGGGCCAGGTAATCGCGGCCGGATTCAATTTCAGGGCGAGGTATCCGCCGTTTAGACCGCCGGAACCGGCCACCCCTCCCGCTGATGTGGTCCCACTGGAGCCCGCATATCCATCGCTACCTGACCCGATCCCGATGACAACTAGGTCGGTTATGTTGGTGGAGGGTCGATCGTATGAGGCGGATGAAGTGATTGTGTCCACCGTGTATCCGTTGATGACGGCTTGCTTGATCGCCGCGATAGTCTGCTCAACCTCGGCGGGGGTACCCGCCGCAGTGGACCCGCCGAACCAAGAGTTAAAGATGCTCTGCGCGACCTGAGTGACGCTGGAAAGTGCACTGCCAGCGGCAGACTGGGCGCTTGAGGCCGTCGACTGTGCGGAGTTCGCGGTATTGCGAACTCCTGTGATTGCGTTGAACAGACCGGTAAGAAAGCTGTCATTGCCGCCGGGATTGGCACCACCTTGACCGGCTTTGAGAATTGCGTCAAAGGCGTTGCGTATCCACGTACCGGCATCATTGGGGTCTGAATCTGGCCTGCCGGTGATGATTTCGAAGAAGTCGCCCAGAACGGGGATGTCTTCTACCTTGTCTTGCAGGGTGGTGATGGCCGACTGAATGTTGGTGATGGCGCCCTGCACCGTGGACACCGCGCCCTGTAGGCCCTCCAGGATGTTCCACTTGCCGGTCAGAATTCCCGCCAGCGCGGCCAGGTCGATGCCGAACAGGCGCTTGATGCCCTCGACAATCATTTCGATGAAGCGGTCAACGCCGTCGCCTGCACCCTTGGTGAAGGCCATCGGATTGTCGAAGGCCAGCTTGGTGTTTGGATTGTGGGTCAGTGGTGGCCCGACTTGGCGCCGGTCGAAGACGGCCATTAGACCGGGATCACCTGTATCGCCAGCTGCGCGTCGCGTGGCTGAAAGTTGTAGACGCCGAACAGGCCGTCTGTGTACAAGAACACCGTCAGGATGCGCTTTTGCCCCTGGGGGAATCTGCCGTACACGCCATCGGGGGAGATGGCATCTGAAGGTGTTTGTGGTGTCGAAGCGTGCGGGCTGATATGCAACATCTGCGAGGAGTTGCCGAAGCCGCGGGCCACCAAGATGCCGCCCTTGGGATCGGTGTTCGGCTCGGAAATGCGGACTTCGCAACCGATCTGGAACGGATCGAAGTCAAGGTCAACACCGTTGGTACGCAGGTGCCCCTGCACCCACAGGTTGTATTCCTGCGTCTGTTCGGGAATCTCGCGTGAGCCGATCGGGACCTTGGTGCCCACGGCCAGCGGCACCGACTGAAACGCGGCCTCCGGCATCGTGTACATGCGTGTGGCGAACGGGTTGGGATCGGCCAGGACGAACTTGCTTTTGGTGGCATCCCAGGTGACGACCTGGCCCCCTGTGGGCGGCAGGGTGTCATCGAAGTCGAGCGCGTCGGCGATGGTGGCGTTATCGCCCTTGGGGCCCTGCGGTGCTGCAATCTCGAAATGCCAGCCAGGGTTGTTGGCGGTGCCGCTGACGGTGATCTTGGACTTGCGGCCCGCCAGCTGCTCGGCCCACGGGATCGACTCAATGGTGGGGGAGATGTTCGGCACAGGCCCGGCCGGACCGGCGGTGCCCATGGCCTTGACCTTGAATCCGGTGCCGTCCCACATGTAGACCTGGTTGCCGATCCACCAGGCCTTGCCGATGTCGTCGGGGGTGTCGGTCAGGGTGTTGGCCAGCTCTTCAAGCTCTTGCAGGCTGTCGATGGGTGAGCCGTATTGCATGCGGACAATGGGCGCCATCTCGCCGTCGTTGCCTTTGGGGCCGACCAGGGCGTCCATGGTGACCACCGCGTCGTCGCCAACCATTTCCATGGTGGCCGTGGTGGCGCCGGGTGTGTCGATGTCGGACACGTCGCCGTAGAAGTGCACATTGGCCAGCCGGGTGCCCAGATACACCCGGTCGCCAAGCTGTGCCTGTACCGGGTCGGCGGGTGCAGTCATAGTGGAGCCTCCGTCTGCTCGTCGTCTTGGAAAGTGATGCGGGTCTTCTGTCGCCAGCCCTCGGGCACGTCATCGACGGGCACACCGCCGAGCTGGCGAATCCAAAAGGCCTTGGCGTTGCCGGACAGGTTTTCGATGTCCTGCGGCGTGGTGGCGGTGTCGATTTCCTCGCGCACGTCATCGGGTGCATTAATGCCCACCCACTCCAAAGCGCCCTCGTGTTGGGCGCCTTCGACACGGCGGCTCTTGATCAGCGCCTCATCCTGGTGAAGCCGGAAGCCGCGCAGCGCAAGGTGATAGGCAATCATCGGCGCCAGGTAGGACAGGTCCAAGGTTTTGCCGTCGCGCATGCCGACCGCCACCAACGCGCTGGCTATCTGGTGCATGGCCACGTTGGCGTTGTGTAGGTGTTCGGCGGGGGCGTCGGTGACCCGTGGGTCGGTGCCCATGGCTGCGCCTTCGTGAGTGCCGTTGACGTACATTAGAATTCGTCTCCACTTCCCATGAGCATTCCGACGACCGACCAGGCCGCTTGCAGTGTTCGCATCCCCTTGGCGGCGGGATCTTCTTCTTCGCCGTCCATGCCGATTGACAGCCCGTATTGCAGCGGCGTGGTCTCGTCGTAGGCCATCCGAATCGCCGAGCACTGGTCGGCGTGGATGACATCGACCAACTCAAAGCCCAGGCGGTCGCCGAGAGTGAAGTCGTAATGGACCAGCCAGGGGTAGCCGTTGACGACGTTTGTCTTAAAGCTGGTGTAAGGCCGTGTTTTCCAGTGGCCATCGCGTAGCGATTTGATGCCGGATACGGTGTATGCCGATCCTGAGCCCGCTTCCCAGTGTTCAAGGAAAGCGTGTGTGCCCATTTGGAATACACGCTTGATGTCCGTAAACCGTTGGTACGCAAGCAGGCTGTTGTCCAATTGGCCCTGATAGAGCTCTTCCAAGCCCGGAGTGCCGGGAACCTGTGCGGCAAATGGGCCTTGAGATATCAGCGCCGACAGCTCTGATAGGGCGTACTTGATGCCAAATGTCTGGAGCTGGTTAACAATCTGCGGCGACTTGGAACCGGTCATGATGGTGCGGGCCTTGGCCTTGTGCACCGCTCTAACGGCGTCGATGATCGCCGAATGCTCTGTGTCGCGGAAGATCACCTTTGGTGGCGCCGGGGCGACCTTGAGCCACTTGCGAAATAGCGGATCGGTCTTGCCGTCGTGGTCGGCGTCGACCGGAATAATGGTCTCGGTGATCATGTCGTCGGCCAGGGAGCCGAACAGGTTGATCACACCGTCGATGGCGGTGCCGGTGGGGCCGGTGACGCCCGACTTGTCTTCTACCGCAAGGACAACGCAGTTGCGTGTGGGGCGGGTCAAGATGTTGTTGCCGAGCAGTTCGGACAGCTCGGTGTGTGGTGAGTCCTCATCCTCGGTTAGCCAGGTGTAGGCGCGGATGATGCACCCGGCGTCCTTGAGGATCGGATCGAAGACACTGTGCGCGTCGGTCCACCGTGAGGTGACAAAGCTCAGCCGCGACTGATCCAGGAACGGGTTGACGAAAGCGACCTGCACCGGCCAGTCAAGCGGGCTGATGTTGGTGAGCTTGGTGCCCAGCCACACCGCCGGGTTGGCGATGTTGGTGATGATGTTGAACCCCGGCATGTACTGGCGGGCCAGGTTCACGAACAGTGTGGTGGCGCAGATGGTGCGCGTGTTTCCTGGCAGCAGCCACATCTTCGGCTGCTGGACCTCGGGTGGAAAGAACGGATTTGCGCCTAGGAGAATGTGTTCCAGGTGCTTGCGGTTGTGGATGAGCTGTAGTTCGACCAGGTGGATGCCGTCAGCGGTGCGCTTGATGTTGACCGATTCGACCTTGCCGCCCCAGCGGGTGCGCCACGACCGCTTGGTCGGGTTGGGATCGATGGTGATGTGCAAGTCCTCTTCGGCGCGCACATCGCGGGTAATAAACTCGGTCAGCCAGTCGTTAGCCAGCAGCGTGATTGAGCCCTGCCCGGCCGCGTGAATCATCTCTTCGGCGTCAAGTTTTTGTTCAGCGGCAACAACGCCGATGAACTTCATGTCCTTGTCCCACAGTCGGATTAGTGGGCGCTGACGGGCCGAGTCGATGATGACCTGGCGCCGCCGATGCATGTAGCGGTACGCCTCACCAGGGCTGCGCACAGGATCGGGCGCAGCCAAAGTTGCCATCTAGAAAGCGGTCTCGTACTTCTGTGGCATGAAAGCGGTCACCTTTGCCTCGGGGTTGGTGTGGTAGACGGCGGTCGTAACCGCCGTCTCACGCGGGATGATGGATGCGAACCGCTGGCCACGGGTGCGGCGCCACGCGGGCAGCCCTTGGTCGCCCAGGTCATGCAGCAGCGGCAGGTAGTCGAGGATTTCGGCCTGGCGCGCGAACCGGTAGAACACGTTGTCTACGGGTTCCTTGCTGGTAGTGAAGGTGCGGGCGGTCGGGTCGGTGTCGACCATGAGAAAGCCATCGCCGCTATAGATTTCGGGGCAGCGCACCAAGTTCTGTGTGAGGCCGTCCTGTATCCATGCCGTGCCGGTACCGCTGATGATGAACTTCGGCCAGTCATCGATCTGGCCCTTGTTGACGTATTGGACGTGGGTCAGCCAGGCCTGCATGGGCAGTGCTTCGATGCCGTCAGTCAGGAAGTCCTCAAGGGTGGTGAACAGTGAGCCCTCACCGCCGACCGCGACCTTAGGCTTGGTGGCGTCGAAGCCAACGGTCTTGGAGCGGAACATCTTCTTGTAGGCGTAGGGGTCCGGGCTGACGACGTTCATCGTCACCTGGCGCATGTTGTTACCGAACGCCACCGGGTCCTTTTTCATGGTCTCCGGGGTGGCGCCGCCATCCAAAATGACTTTGAGCCAGCGCCATCCGGTCGAGCGGGTGAAGTAGCCCAACCATCCGTGCTGCGTCTTGGACCATGCCCGCTGCCACCTGGCCTCGGTGTTGCGGTAGATGGTCTCGGTCGAAATATTCAGGCGGGCCCGGACATTGGCGTTGGGGTTCAAGATGACGCCGAATGACTGCGTGCGGCGTTTGATGTCGGTGCGCTCCAGCCGGGAGCCGATCAGGTAGGGCCCTTCTGAGAACCGGTGATCGAACGGAACCGACATCGCGCCCATCAGCTCGGACTCCAGCACCGCCCCTTCGCGGCCGCGATGGTTACCGGCAAGGTGCCACTTGCTGCCATCGACACCGATGTACAGCAGGTTGGTCTCCATGTTCTTAAGCTCTTCGGGCAGCCATTCCCAGCGGGTGAATTGCTCCCAGCCGGGGAACTTGACGGCGGCAAACACCGCTCCGGCAAGCTCATTGGCGTTTCCGCCCCAGCGGTAGAAGGGCGGTTGAATCTGGTTGTCGGCCGGGTTCTCGCCCCAATGATCCGGCGCGGTGGCTGATTCGGTCATGCTCCCAGTCCTGCCGGTGCGTAGGTGCGCGTCCGTTCGTTTTGCTTCTTCTGGATGGACGTTTGAACGGCCTGCGGGTCCATGCCCTGATTGCCGTTGAGGTTGATTGAGTTGTCGATGGTGGTCGGCTGCGACATGCCTTGCTGGAAAGCGTTGGTGGCGATATCGCCAATACCCGCAATAAGGCCACCGGGCCCGCCGCCGGGCATCACATTTTCTGCGGTCACCGTCGATGTCTGGCCCTGCGAGAACAAGCCGGTAAGGCTTGGCAGGCCCATGCTGTTCAACATGCCGCCGCCTTGGCCCGGCCCACCAGCGCCGCCGCCGAGTAGGCCGGTGAACATCTTCACCAGACCCCACTGCCTCGGGTCGGAGAACAGCGAACCGTCGAAACCGAGGCCCTGAAACAAGCCGTCGATCAGCCCTTGGCCGAGGTCACTGCCCGCCGCGCTGCCACCACCAGCCCCACCGCCAAATGGTGAGTTCGCCATGGCGGCGTTGTATTCGTTTTGCGTCGCCGTCAGGTCGTCGGTGGCTTGGGCCTGCTCACGCTTGGCCTTGGCCAGCCGGTATTCGGCGGCGTCGCGCTGCTTCTGCGTAACCTTGCTGGGGTCCTTGGCGTTGAGTTCGTCCAGCGAGGCCTGCGCCTGCTGCACGGCAAAGTCGCGATCAGACACACGGTCCTGCGCCTCGCGGACCCGGCGCGCGCCTGCGGCGCCACCGCCGCGACCGGATGACGAACCGCCGCCGAAGAGGCTGCTGCCGCCGGACATGCCGGACGCCGAGGGCAGCGAAATGCTGCTGGTGGGTAGGCCGACAGCTGCCGCGCCTGCGCCACGGCCCTTGCCGAGCATGACGTGGAGGTGGTCCATGTGGTTCTGCGTCGGCGAACCACGGTCGTTCATGGCCTTGCCGTCTGTGAAGGAACCGCCGTAGCCGTAACTGGTTTGGCGCCAGATGAATCCGTCAAGGCCGAGTTGTTCGCGGTTCTTGACCAGGAAGCCTGCGACCTGATTGCCGAGCATCATGCCCTGAGGGGTGTCCCAGTCGGGCACCATCACGTCAATGGCGTTGCCGCTGGAGTGCTCGCCGTAGCCGTCCTCGGCGCGGCGCCCGCCAATGTCACCGATCTGCGGCCACTGGCGCATGATCGTGGTGCGCAGGAAGTCGGCGCCAGGGTTGAGGCCCTGGGCGAAGCCAGGGATCATGGCGTGCAGCATTTCCGCCGGTGGCACCCATCCGGCGTTGAGCGCGGCCAGGATTGGGGCGCCGCCGTTGCGCATGGCCGCCGCTGTCATGACGCCTTCGCCATTGGACAGCCACGCCAAGATGGAGTCGCTGGTGCCGGTGCCCCGTCCGCTGACCTTGCCGCCTCCGGCGTAGCCTGGCGCGTTGCCGATCGGGCCACCGTCTTTGTGGCCGAAGATGCCGCCGAGGCCAGGCACCTTGGACAGGAAGCCGCTGGCCTTGTCGACAATGCCGCTGAGTCCGTTGGCCACACCGCCAATCACGTCGGCCAGTGCCTTGAATCCGCTGATCATGGGCTTGATCACCACGTCAACGATGGGCGTGAGGATCTTGACCAGGCCGGTGAACAGTGGCGCCACAACCTTGATCGCCGCCGCGATAGCGGGAATGGCGGCAGTGCCCAGCTCGGCCAGCGGAGGCAGAAGGGGAATCGCCGTCTTGAGTAGATCGCCCATTGCGCCCAGCAGCGGGGGCAGTAGCGGCGTGACCTGCTGGAGGGCGCCCGCGAAGGCGTTGGCGAATGTGCCTGCGACCTCGGCCAGTACGGGCGCCAGCTGGTCGATGACCGGCTTGAGTGCGTTCGCGAGCGCCGAGACGACCGGGGCCAGGGCCTTGAATAGCGTCGACAGGGCTGGAGCGAGCGCACCGACCACCGCGCCGACCAACTGTCCGAGCACAGGCAGGATCGGGGCCGCACCAGCCACCAGGTCGGCGAAGGCCTGCGCCAACGGCGCAATCGCAGGGGCGAGCGCTTGAATGGTTTGGACTACGGCCGGTCCGATGGCGCCCAGCAGGGTCGAGATAGGGCCCGCCAGCGAGGTCACCACGGGGGCAAGGGTCTTCATGACCTCGGCCAGGTTGGTAAACACCGCTTGCAGCGCAGGCGCGGTGGCAGTGCCCAGGCCGGTGAATGCGGGGATGATGGTGCCGAGCAGGCTTTGGCCGACTGTCTTGAGGATCGGTGACAGGGCGGCAAGGGCTTCCTTGGCTCCAGAGAAGAAGGCGCCCAAAGCGTCTTGGCCCTCCGTGGAGTTCACGAAGTCGCGCATCGTCTGTGTCACGGTCTGCAACGAAGCCAGGAATCCGCCGCCCACGTCGTTGCCTGCGCGGAACACCCCGCCGAGGATCGACCCCAGATTGCCTGTGATATCGGCGAGCTGGCCCATGGCATGAATGCCGGTCTGAATCCACTCAGTCATGCGGCCGCTTTCGCGCGCATTGCTGACGAAACGGGCGAAGGAATTGGCAGCGTTGGTGGCGCCCTGCGCCAGCTGCGGCATGAAGGTGGAGCCGACAGTGCCGATATCCAGCAGAGATTTGACGACCGGTGAAAGGGCCTGCGACAAGGTGTTGAATGCCGTCGCGCTGTTTCCGGTCAGTGTTGCCATGTCCGAAACGGATTGCGGTGCTTGCAGAAGCGCCGCAACGCTCTTGAGTGCGCTGTTTGCACTGCCTGCAATGTTGGCCATGGCGCCTTGCATCATCGGCAGATAGGTGGCGCCCAGGGCCTTCACGTCGGAGGCGAATCCGTCAAAGAATCGGTCCTGTACCGCGTTTTTCAAGTCCTTGAGCTGCGGCAGCATGGACTGGATAGCGGTCGCGGTCTCGCGGGCGTTCGGTGACAGGTCGGCGATAGCCTTCGCGAACTTTTCGGGGTCGCCAATGTCCTTCATAGCGTCGCCGAAGCCGAGGGTGGCGACCTTGAGCGCGCCGATAGCTGTCGCCGCGCCGCCAGCGGTGGCCGGCAAAAGTCCAAACGCGCCGCTAGCGGACATGATGGCGCCGGTAAGGGCTGTCAGTCCACCAGCGGCGCCTGTGATAGCTAGACCGCCCAGGGCGCCTGCCATCGCCCCGCCGAGGGTCTTGGAAATGAAGGCCGCGGCCCCGGTGATCTGCTTGCGGTCGATGTCGATCTTGTAGGGCCGCGCCTTGCTCAGTTCGCGGTCCAGGCGCTTGATTTGCAGGCGCGCCTTGCCGGTGTCGGCGTCAATGTCGACCGTCAGGTCAATGCCGTCGACGGCGCGACGGGTCTCGCGTACCAGTCGGGAGGTGTCGGGAACGATCGAAACCCAAAGGGCCATTAGCTCATTGCTCATCGCTAACTCCCTTCTGTCGTTTCCATCGGGCCCGTGCCTCGCGCCACATGGATGTGAATGCGGCCATCGGGACGACCTGTTGTGTGCGGCCCCCGAGAGCTGCCGTCAGCGCGTTTGCACGCTCACGCACGCCGGGCCGTGGAATCCGTTTTGGCCGGTTCCGTGGCGGCTTGCGCTGCGCATCCTTGGTATGCAGCCACAGCCAGTCGTTAAGGCGCTCAAGGATTCCGGCAAGAAGATGTGAGTCGAGCGGCCACCCTTCAGCCAGCTCGTAATGAATGGCGGTCCCAGGCGGTGAGGCCACGGTGAACGCATGCAAGTCTTCCCAGCTGCACGCCGGGCGGTCGAAACTCAACCCGGCGTGCAGCAGGTCTAGGCGGAAAGCCGCCTCGTGCTTGCGTGCGAAGTCACAGACCTCGCCAATCAGTTTGGGAGTTTGGCCCCTGACCAGAACGTCAGCAGGCCCCTGATATCAGCCAGCTTGCCGCCGCCACGGAAGGCCGCGGTGATCGCCGCGATACCTTCGCCGTAGTCGACAGCGTGATCGCGCATGGCCTGACGGAAGAGCTTGATCAGCATCACGTGATCGGGAATGTCCTCCAGCAGATCGGCGAAGATGTCGCCCGCGTCCGGCGTCGGGAACGGCGGCAGCGCCACCACCGTGCCCGAAGGGTCTTCGTAGCGTTTCAGCTCGGTGCCCTCGACGTAGATAGGCGCCCAATCGAAGCCAGCATCGCCCGGCTTCGGTTCCGGCTTCGCGGGGGTCTCGGTGCTCTGCTCGCCCTCGGCTATGTCAACGTTGTCTTCGTACTCACGGGCATCGTCATCGTCAACTTCGACAGCGGGGACGGTCTTTTTTGCGGTTGCCTTGGTGGCCATGTGATTGTTCCTTTGCAGGTGAGTTGCCTTGGAGTGCCTTGGGTCCCGCCCGCCTGTCCCAAGGCAAAACGGACGGGCGGGACAGCGTGGTGAATCGGTGGGCGGCTGGTTTTCGCCTCTCCTAAGCCCCGTCGCCGCTTGGCTCGGGGTCAGGCTCCGGCTCCGGTTCCGGGTCAGGTTCCGGGGCCGGGGGAGGCGCTAAGGGGTTCCGCCACCGCCTGCGGGCAGAGGCACAACCTGGCCGTCGTCCAGGTAGATGTAGGCGTTGTTGCCCTGTGAATCGGGTAGCAGCTTGAGCGTCAGGTCATGGCCCGACAACTCGCTGTGCGCGGTCTTAAAATCGCCCTTCTCGGACACCTGGGCCAGCGGTGCGACCCACCGCATCGCCTTGAGACCTTCGGAGCCATCGGAGTAGAAGCTGTCAATCCAGACAGTCTTTTTCGGCAGCATCAGCTTGTTGACCTTGATGGCCAGCCAGTTGCCATGCGCCTGCGTCGCCTGCGTGTAGGCCACGTTGTCGTCGCCGTACGCCAGCTTGGCAATCTCTCGATTCATGATCTGTAGCAGCACCATCTGCCACGACACCGAGAACGATTCCTGTAGGAACGCAACGATATCGCCGCCCCAGGCGGCAATCTCATTGATCGATCGATCTTCGGTGCCGGTCACGCCGTCTTCGGAGACGAAGCCGACATTTTTCAGGTCAGGACTGTGCTCGGTGGCGGGGATAAAGATGTCATCAGCCGGAGGCAGGGCAATGCCCGGCTTACCGATGAATACACCGCCAGTGATTCCCGGCGCGGTCGGCGAGCCGGAGAACAGTTCTTTGATATCGCCCGCTGCGCCACCGGGGCCAGCGACAATGGGTCCGGTCATGGTGAATACACCTCTCTGCCCAACGCGGGCAATGGGATTGGTAAAGATGCCTTGAGACTCAGTGCTTGGCTCTGATGAGCCATTCGAGGACGACTTGATAGCGGACGTGCGTCTTGACATCCGGGTCGTCCAGATCGGTTGGGCCACCGAGCTTTTTGGCCCTAGCCACGTAGGGGTAGCCGTCGAACAGGAAGCCAACGGCTGCCTTGCCCAGTGCTGCCACCAGGTTCGCGGTCGCAGCGCATCGAGGACCGTCGATGTCGTAGAGCTGGGCGACTACCTGCGCCCGCGTAGCGATAAGCGATTCGTCGGGCCCGCCGTTGGAATAGACGCGCATGAACCGATCGGGGCGATTCTTGGCCGGTACTTTCTTGCCGACATGCTGCGTATGGCCCTGTGCGGCAAGAGTGTTGGCGAAATAGGTGACGGCGAGCTGATCAACGTCCGGGTGGACGATGAGCGTCATCGGCGTGCGGCTGCCCGCAGAAGCGAGGATGTGCGGCGCTCGTGCCCCATGGCGCGACCGGTCGCGGTCACTACCGAGACACGGGCGCGGTTCTTGCCGACGTGCAGGTCTGCGGTGTAGCTTGGCCCGTCATCGACGGGGCCGTTCTGTGCCACGTCAGCGGTCACTTGGTGATCCAGGTTGGCATCTTGGGCGACAACTTCGCCGACCTCAAGCAGCTTGGCCTGCACCGCCGCCGACTTGCGCAGATCGCGGAAGGCGCGTTTATTCACGCGGACCTTGGTAACGGTCATCCCTACCCCTACCCTTCAACTCTGCGTAGGTTGACGACAGCGCCGAAGTGCTTGCCGAATGGATTGAATTCGGTGGACTCGGGATAGCCGACGCATTCAAAGACGTTGCCCGCCAATGTCACCCGATCACGCGGACCGTAGACCTGGCCGGGCGGCACGAGCAGCACCACGTCAACAATGACGCGATCTTGGCCGACCAACTTCGGCTCATTCGACATCGCCGGGCCAGCGCCATACACAGACCGTGCGGTCGCGGGTGCCCACTTGTCGATCGGATCGCCATGTGCGTTCGGGGCGTCAGGAATGAAGGCCTCGTGCGCGACGACGAACGGCGTGGGAAAGCTCGGCGCGGTCATCGACCCGAGATGTCAACAGAGAAGGCCCTACCCGACACAGCCCAGCGGTGCAGGGCGAGTTTGTCGGCCTTAGTGAGCCACACGCCGCCATTGGCGGCGTCGGCATTGAGAGTCACGGTCTGTGAGAAGACGTGCGCTGCATTGGTGACGGCAGTGGCCGAGTCAGTTCGGCCAGTCAGGGCGCGCGCCGCCACCCGTGAGGTCACGATGCGCACCCTGTCCGGTACCGGGTCGAACGCGCGGTCACCGCAGTAGGCAAAAACCAGGGCAGAGGACTCATCGAGCACACCCGGCAGCCACTCAACCTCGTCAGCGGTCAGGTCGCGGCGTAACCGCGCCTCAACGTCGGCCTGGTCAGCGAGCGCGGCCACTTGAGCGCTTCCGGGTCCGGCTCGTAGCCGGACGGGGTGCAACCGGCTCGGGTGCCTCGGCTGCCGCTTCGGCGGGCTCGGGCTGCGCCTCTGTCACTTCTACGGCTGTCACGTCAGTGTCATCGGTTGGCGCCCCGGTGGGCTCCGGGTCTGCGGTGTCGACCTCGCCATCTTCGATTAGGTGAGCGCCCACCACCTCACCCGGTGGGACGGGATCGCCTGCGGACAGGCGCGCCCCACCGGGCAGGTAGATGACACCGACCAAGTCGGATCGGATCGAAGGCACTACAGCACCTTTGCGGCCAAGGACAGGTTGGCGTTGGCCAACACCGGCAGGCCGATGGCGGCGCCGTGAACCCACACACCGATCGGGTCGCGGGTCTTGAAAGCGCCCATCGCGATGCCGGGGCGGTCAACCTCGGCAATCTCGTAATCCGGCTCAGAGGCCTCCAGGGTGGTGCCCCAGACGGTCGCACCGAGGTCAGTGCCGTCCTCTGCATACGCATCGACCGGCGCGGGCAGCAGGTACAGCTTGTCCTCCGGCAGGATGCGGACAGTCTGACCCGCCACCTTGGCGCGGCGGTCGAACACCGCGATCGGGGGAAGGCCGTACGCGGACAAGGTGGCCTGTACGAAGTCTTCGGTCACCAGTCCCGGCGCGGTAGCCGAGTTGGTGGCCAAGGCCTTGAGTTCGGCAGACAGCATGAGCGCGTTGAGCACCCGACGCGAAGTCAGGATGACGCCCGGCTCGTCGCCGTTCTCTTCGACGTAGGCATCACGCCACAGCCGAAGGTCGGTCAGCGGCTTGGAGGCCGGATCGGACCACAGGGTTGCGGCGGTGACAGCGAAGGCAGCGCCGCGACCGAAGTCGGCAGTGGCGATGAAGCCGTTCTCATTGATTGCGGCCTTGCCGCTGTCAATGACCTTGCCGCGCATCACTTCCAGCTTGTCGCTGATGGCGTAGGCGAGGCGCTTAGCCTCTTTGAGCACCGTCGACAGCACCGTGTCGGAGTCGACGTTGCCACGCAGGCGCAGCTGGTCGTATTCGGACACGCGCACCTTGCGGCCCAGCGGGGGCAGCTCGATGGTGACGCGCTCAGCGCCGGGAGTCTCCCCGATGCTGACCTCTGCGTCATACGAGCGGTACTCGGCCGCGTCCAGAAGGCCGTTGTCGCCCTTGACGAAGCGAGCAACGATGTCCGGCACGGTGCGGTTCGGCAGGAACGCGGCAAGAGAACCCTTGCGGCGTTCGCGGTCGGCCAGCGCTTCGCGGGCATACCCGGTCAGTGCGGCCGGGGTGATGACATCAGTCCACAGAGTCATTGTTCAGCCCTTCCTTAGACGAAAACGAACAGGCCAGTGGTGTCCGCGTCAGCGGCGACCGTGGCGGGGAGCTTGGACAGGATCACGCGGCCGTGGTCGAGCAGCGGGGCAACGATGTCGCCGCCGCCATCGCGGACCGACTGGTCGGTGAACAGGAAACCGGCAAGTACGCCAGCACCATTGGCGCCGCCAGCGGCGTACGGCACATAGGTGTCGCCCACCTTGGCCAGCGGCAGGCCGGACTTGAGCCGACCGTCCGGGTAGTGGGTTTCCTTGACCAGGGCTTCGCGGTCGATGGTGACGGTCCGGCATGCGTCGGTACCGTGCTTGGAACCAAGCCAGGACTGGTTACCTGCACCAAAGGTCTCAGTGCGAACAGTGAGATCCATTTTTCCTCCTAATGGGAGTGGGGATAGCGCAGGCGAGTCCTGTGCTACGCGTTGGGTTTCGGGTGTGACTTCGTGTACAGCTCTGCGCCAGCGGACACCGAGGACGGCTTGGCGCTCTTGCCGCCAGGGGGTTGGCCCTGGTGCTGATTGGGCGCCGGGGGCCGTGGACCGCCATCGGCGGTAGCCACAAAGGGCTTGAGTTCGTTGATTTCGGCGTCAAGCTCGGCGTCGGTGGTCCCGACCAGCTTCTTGGCAAGCGCCAGCGGCAGCCCCTTGTCGACGCCGTACTGTGTACGCTCAGCCGCCGCAGCCTTCGCCTCGGCCTTGGTGCGGGCCTCGGCCTCGGCAGCCAATTTGGTTTGCAGATCAGCGATTTGATCCTGAGCCTTGTCAGCGTCCGTCTTGTCGCGATCCTTGATCGCTTGCAGCTCGGTATGGCTGGACTTGAGTACATCCAGGTCGCCGTATTTGTTGGCGACCTCGGCGCGCTCACGGGTCAGGCGCTCACCGATGATGCGCTCCACATCGGCCTGAGTGAACTTGGCGTCACCAGCTCCCTTGTCGCCGTTGTCCTGGTCGTGATCGGACGAGGCCCCAGCCACGGGCCAGATCGGGCCGCGCTTGCCAATGGCAAGTGCAGTCAATCCAGTTCGGGGATGGGTCGGCAGAACTGTAGTCATGAAAATCTCCGTAGCTCGTCAGCATTACCCGGCCGATTTGACGCTGGCCGTCCGCGCTCACGCCCCGCTATGGGGTGGAGGTCTGTTCGCGCTGTTGCGCATCCATTTGGCGCAGTACCGCTTTGAAGTCGATGGCGCCGTACTTGCCTTTGGTTTGGCCCGCCTCGCGAGTGGCGGTCACCGCTGCGGCGTATTGCTTATCCCACTGCTCGACGTATGACGGCGGCTCGTAGGAACCGCCTGGGCGCACCGCCACCGCGATGCAGTGGCACCAGTCGTGATACTTATCGCCGTACTGCTGCGAGCCGCGCAGCGCACCGACACGGGCATCGCCGACCTGCCGTCCGCGCTTGCCCGCCTCGCGCGCCGAGCGGAACGTAGAGCGTCGGGCCAGGGCTTCGTCGCGGGTCATCTGTCCGGCCGCGATGGCGCGCCGGTCCGGTGTCTCCAAGTTCACGCTGCGACCAGTGACCCCCAGGGCCGACGCCTCGGACGTGTACACCGCGCCGCGTGTGGCGAGCATCTTGCAGAAGTTGCACGCGTTCGCCGAGGCGTAGCGGGCCCACCGGGCGCCGGGCTCGCGCTCCACATTGTCAGAGATGGTGCGCCGCGACTGATCGAACACCGAGCGCGTCGCCGAGCCCTGTAAAGCCTCAACAGGCTTGCCCTGCGTCAGTGACCAGCGTCCCGAAATGGCTAGCGCCTCAACATCGAGCAGCGGTGCGGCCACCGTTTCAAACGCGGGCGCTGACGGCGCCACGACCACCGGCTGAGCTTCGTACCAGGCCTGCGTCAGGTCATTGGACGCGGCCAGGTACGGCGTCACCACTTCCGGGTAGGCGGCGGTGATATACGCCATCTGCTCCACCGGCTGCATTCCGGCAATGCGCGCCAGTAGGTCAGCGATTTCGCCGCCCAGCTCGACGGTGAGCCGAGTCAGGAGTAGCTGAAACTCAGCTGCCTCGGTTGGCATCCACCAACTCCGGCGTCACGCCCTGCGGCGGTGGGGGAACCTCTTGCACAGGCGAATTCGACAACCGGTCGACCAGCTTGGTGACCGTGTTCTGTCGGCGTTCCTGCCCCATGATCTTCTGGTCTGCCTCGGAAATACCGACCTCGCGGTACGTGACCTTGGAATTGGGCTCCAGGACATCGGATGCGATCAGCTTGGAAACCCGGTCGGCATCCGATGCGGGTGTGGGCGTGGCAGGGTTGAGCCAGTTCGGTGCGACGCCGCTGACAGCGGCCATCGTCGCCTGCGGGTCACGATGCTTGACGATCAGATAAGCCACCTGGCGCCATGCCCGCGACCACATACGCTGGCGCAGCAAGGCGCGCTTGACTAGCCGCGACTCCAACACGCGCACCGCGTCAGCAGACGGCGGGTTGTCGGTGGCGAAGCCAAGGTAGTTCCATGGGATCGCCGACTCAGCCGAGACGTGTTGTAGGTAGTGCTTGATCTGCTCGATATACGGCGTCGGCGGCGCCGGAGTGAACTGGCCGACCTCCGGCATGGGGTCGCCTTGCTCTGGCGGCGGAATGAAGTTCATCCGCGACATGGCCACGTTCCACTGCTTGACCAGCTTCTCGCCCGCCGGGGTGTTCTCGTCAATGCCGAACTGTGCCGGGTCAACTCCGAGGCCGTAACGCTGTGGCGCGGTGTAGAACTCGCGGTTGATTTCCATGCCGAGCAAGGTGCGGCCGATAGCCTCGGTCGCATACCGCACAGGCGGGGTTATCTCAGAGCGGCCCCGAATATCGGACGGGCGTTCACGGTTCGGGAACTGGACAATAGGCACCACGCCGAGGTTGTGGTCATCGCGCTGAACCTCGGTGACGCGGCTATCGCCGCCGCGCGGCAACGTCACCGTGGCCTGCGGGGTGTACAGCACTTCGGTAGTCACGGCGGCGGTCAGTGGGTCGCGGCGCTGGATCAGGCCAGCAGCCTCGATACGGCGCCGGGAATCCCACAGCACAGTCGTTTCCATAGGGGACTCAGCACCGACCACCACAGCGGGCTCATTCAGCTCTTGATCGCCGGTACCGACACTGACAAAGCCCATGCCGCAGATCAGCGAATCGACCGCCTGACGGGCCTGCTCAACCTCAAGGGCGTTGTCCCGGTACGCCTCATCCAAGACGGTGCTGTCGCCGTCGAGCACCGACCAGCCGTCCCACTCGACGCGCTCAGCGAGCACGTCGACCACAATGCCGGGCGTGCCGACAAACACCTCAAGGTCAGCAAGGTGCGGCGGCACCGCGATATCCAGATTGCGCGCCTTGTGCTTGCCCTCGTACAGCGTGTACTTCTTCTCATTGGCGCGGCGAGCCTGAGCCAACTGGCTGCGCAGCCGTCCGAGGTACTGGACTTCCTGACCGGACAACTCGCCGGTGTCCATGAAGCGGGCCAGGTCTGCGGGCGGTGCAACCATCTAGTACACCGCCTTTCTGGTGGTCCGTTTCCGAGGTCCGTTAGTGGTTGCGCCAAGTAGCGCAAGGCTTCCCGACACCAGAGGCGCAATGTTCACGGCGTCGTCCGATCGGTCCCAGCCGAAGCCGCCTGCGTCGCGGATGGGCCGCTTCTGGGCCCCGGCGACTGCCTTGGTGAGTGCTTCCTGACCGCTATGGGTCAGCAGCGGTAGGCCGTCGTCCAAAAGTTCGGAGTCGATCGCATCCATCCAGGCGCCGCAGGCTTTGGCCATGTCCTGCGCTGTGGTTTGGCGAGCCCGGCACCGCCTGGCCAGCAGATCGGGCAGTAGCGCCGACGCGGGCGAAGCTGAATCGATCAGGATGTCAATGCGTTTCGATGTGTCGGCCAACCATTTTTTGCCGGCCGAGATGTCGAAGCCGCTCCACACCTCTTCGACGTGGACGCGCCCGCCTTCGAGCGCCCACGCTGCCGAAATGGACAGCTCGCGCCCATGTGACATGTCGACACCGATCGCCGAGGGCGTCGCATCGCTGTCTGGGCCAATGTCGATCGCCGAGGCCCACAGGCGCTTTGAAATGATGCGCTTGGTCCTGACGATCTTGTCCCAGATGCCGAGACCTTCCCGAAGGAATGAGGCCTCGCCCAGGATTTTGCGCATGCGGCGTACCGCCCGCTCACTGACGCGGTTCGGGAACGCTGGAATGGCCTTGCGCCACTGAGTCTTGTCACTCGGGTCGCATCCACGGTCCGCCGAGAACTCGACGTATAGCGACTCACGCGGCACATCGTCGTCATCGTCATCGAGCCCGGCATAGTCTTCGTCGTCGGCCTCGATACCAGCGTCGAGACGCTGAGTGGTGAAAAACTCGCTCGGGTCCTCCGGCTTGGGCGGTGTGCCCATCGTCAAAATAAGCGGGTTCTTCGCAACGTTCGTAGATGGCGTCATGTCATCGAGCGCCTTCGACGTAAGGATCTGTGCCTCATCGAAAATCAGCACGCCGATGTTCGGGAAGCCGCGACCAAAGCCGCGCTCGCGGGCGCCGAACATGATCACCGAACCATTGGTGAACAGGATCTTTTCGTCACCCGAGCCGCTGTAAATCCGCTTGATGTACGGCTTTACGCTCGGCATGTCGGCCAAGCCCTGCATCGACTCGAAAGTCTCGCGCGCCGTCTTGAACAGGTGCGCGGTCCAGATGCACCGCAGGCCGGGGTATTTGATGCACAGCGCGAACACAATGGCGCCGATCAGGTAGGTCTTACCTGACTGGCGCGGTATCGAGATGGCCGTCGTATCCGAGGCGTACAGGCCGTCCGGCCGCTTCGCCAAGATCAGGCGACCCAAGTCGTCTTGCCAGTCATCGAATTCGATGCCCAGCACGCGGCATATCTCGCAGATCGATGGCCATTCGGTAGTGACCATGTTCTCTGGCGGCACCACATAGCGGGCCTTGGCGTACAGCGCCGGGGCCTCGACGTTCGTATCGTCGGGCACCTTCACCGCGTGCGCGATCGGGTCCGTTTCACCCGACAGCTGATCCAAGATGGCGATGTCTTCGGCGATATCCAGCAGACGCCGCGACAGCGCCGCCAAGTCGCGGATCGGGGTGTCAGCACGGTCGACGGCACTCGCCACCCGCACGCGCATCTTGCCCAGAAGCTCGCGGCGTTCCTTGCGTGACTCGGGGCCGTCGTCAAGGTCGCGCAGAATCTCCAGTAGCCGCTGCGACAGCGACGCCAGCTCGCGGGTATTGGTCTCCGGGTCAAGCACAACCGGCGAAAGGCGGTCGCGCATCGACTCCAGCAGGTCGGTCTGGTCACCCTCGCGAGCGGCCAGCATCACCGACATTGGTCGGCTATCCCTCGACCCAGCGAATCGACGGCTCGCCGCCAGCGATAGTCACCTCGGCGATACGCGCGCCATAGCCCTGATTGCGATACCGGGTCCGCTGAGCCTTGGCAGCGGCGAACGTGTTGTACGACCGGCACGCTGGCTTGTGCCGATAGCTGCCGGTGTAGCTGCCCGTGTCTAGGCCGTCGTCAGCGCGGAACTTGAGCACCAAAAACAGCCCGTCACCCTGGGCATTCGCGTACATCGGCATCGCCATTTCGTCGTCAGTAACCGCACCGGGGTTTGGTGGAAAATGTGGTATGTAAATGCCCGCCTATGCCACGAGGGGCGACTAGGCGGCGGGGGAGGGGGAATCCCCTGGTCAGAGGCTTGCGCGACACAGCCAGCGTCAGCGGCAGGGCCTGCGACCTGTGAAAATACTCGAGGTCAGCTAACTTTGACGACCAATGCAGCAACCTTCGGATGGTTGAAGCATTCCCGTAGAACGTCGACAAGGGCATCGCCCGCGACGTTGCCTGAGTTGTCGGCTTCGCCATGACGTGCGTCTGCTAGCCGTGCCTCGTCGTACTCGCCGATCATCTGTCGCACTCGCTCGGCACTGACTGGATCGAAAGCGATCACCACCAGCGCCTTTCGGTGACGAAGTTGGCGCCGATGTCTTCGGGCAGCTTGTCGCTTTTGTCCCGGTTGCACTGTCGGTGCGATGGCACCTTGTTGTCCAGTGTGTCTGTGCCGCCCTTGGATAAGGGGATGAGGTGGTCAACCTGATAGCTCAGTGGCTCAAGGTGATTGGCCTCGTAGTCGATGGGCTCGCCGCAGTGGTGGCATGGTGGCCGTCCACGTGCGAGGTAGCGCCTGTGCTTGTCTCGTAGCGTGGTGTTGCGCCGCACTGTCATTGCGGTACAGCCACACTCACGTTGCCGCTGGCGTCAACGGTGAATCTGTAGCCGAGCTGCGCCACGACGGCGCGCAAGATCTTGTTGAGCCGGTCAGCTTCTCGTAGCGCCTGCTCTGCCTTCCTGAGTGCGTCATAGGCGGTTGAACTAGCCAGCTCCGCGGGTGTGGCGGGACAGTGATCCATGGCGACTACCGGGCCCTTTCCAGGGCCTCGGTGATGCGGTCTATTTCGTCGTTGGCCCAGTCTTGGCCAGCGGTGTCGTCTTCGATGATTGCTTGTGCCCGTATGCGTTCTGCGTCGCGCAGTGCTCGCATCAGGCCAGCGCTCACCTGCGGGCGAGTGCCCTTGTTACGTGCTCAGCCTTGGCGACATCGAGCAGCCGGTAGAGCTTGCGGCCGCGATCGTCTATGCCGCACTGTGGCAGCCTGGTCTTGCACTTGGCGGGGCCGTAGCCGCGCGAGGCCCATTGGCGCACAGTGACGGATCGGACACCGCAGATGGTGGCCGCTTCTTCGGCGGTGACGAGGGATTCGGCGCCATCCGGCGCGAGTACCGCAGTCATGAACTCCCCTGAAATGCGAAAACCCCTCCGCGCGGGCGAAGGGGTCCGGTGTTTGGGTATAGCTCTGTCAGTCGCACCCATAGTACATGTAACACAGGACATTCCGCATCTCGCGCTTGCGGGCGTGTCAGGGCTGACCCTGCGCCTCGGTCACAAGCTCTTCGAGCACGATCGATGTCCACAGCGGATAGTGCTCGCTGCGGATCTGCGTCTGGCAGTTGCCGCACTCAATCCAGTCGCGTTGCACGTCGATGTAGCGCGTCAGGGTCCGCATGTCGCAGTCGGGGCATGGTGTTGGCAGGGCGATACGTGGCCGCGTCAGGCCGAGCTGGCTGCGGACTTTCGAGTGCAGCCCATGCCATTCGGCGATGATGTCCGGCGCCCATTCCTGGCGGCATAGCTTGTCGATGCGCACCGACAGGTAGGTGTGTGCGGCGATGACGGCGGCGCGCTCACTGGGGTAGTCCTCGCCAGGGGCCTCGTGCCCTTGCTCGGCTAGCGTGCTTGCGAGGTTGTCATGTGCTGCCCGTAGGCATATGGCGATCTTCGTGAGCATGTCCGAGGCCCATTCGGCCGGGTGGCCGTAGTCCTTGACCTTGGCGCCGCGCATCTTGTCGCCCTTGTTGGGTGCGGGGAGCTGATGCAGCTGAACCCAATCGAGCACAACGCGCTCCAATGCGGTGGCGACGCGGCGCTGGCAGCTGCGGCACATGCCGTCCGGCGTGTGTGCTGGCTTGCCGTTGTCGCGCTTGCAATCCGGGTGCGCGCACAGCTCGACGGCGCTGCCCTTGGCGATGGTGGTCATGTTATGCAATCCCTTCGGCTCGTGCTCGGATCTGTGTCACGGTGTCGTAAATGGTTTTCCGGACGGCCATTTCGTCGGTTCCGATCACCTTGACGAAACGGTCGGTGGCTTCGACCACGGTGGCCTTGCCGGGGTGGGCGCCTTCGTATGTCCAGCCGTCGATGTCGTAGACCTGCTCAAAGGCGCCAACGGGCGTCCACTCGTAGCCGTAGAGAAGGACTTCACTCTGCACCCACTGGCGGGCCAGGGTGTCCGTCTGCTCGTCTGTCTCCCACTCCGTGACCTGGGCATCACCGCCGTAGTAGGCGGTGTTATTCCATGCGGCGGCAAGCTTTTCGGCCCGTTCCTTGTCGGTGAGCACCCGTTGAATCTGGTAGTCCGAATAGCTGCCGGTGGTGACGATGTAGACCTTCAACGGTCGACTCGCATGGACTCGATGACCCGCACGGTGTCATCAGCGCTGTCCGGCCTGAAGCTGAACTCGATGGATTGTGTTCCGTCGCCGTGGGTGTGGGTGCTGATCGATTGGACTTCACCGGTCAGGACGACGCCGTTGATCCACAGCGTGCGACGCGTGGGTGGCGGGGCGACGGGCGACGGCGGTAGGGCGTCGATCGCGGCGTACAGCTTGGCCGCTTCGTCAGATTCGAGCCGTATGGGGCCCGATGATGCGGCGAGTAGCGCCGAGGCGTCGCGAATGGTGGTGATCGCATCGACCACCCTTTGGTCCTGTAGGCCTGCCCAGTGGGCCTCGGCGTGTGCCTGGCCATTGGGATGCTCCAGCCCTATTGGGCACCAACCGCCTTGATCATCCTCCCTGTACCAGACGAAACCACCAGCGTTGGCGTACCGCCATTGACCTTCGACGGTGCCCTTAAGGAATCCGGCGCCGCTGTCCCACGTGATCGCGCTCATGCTGACACCTCGGCGGCTGCCGGGGCCTTGCCCTCGGTGCGAGCCACATGGGATGTTGGCTCTGCACTGAGGACGCGCCGCGCCGGAGGATCTGCCAGGTAGTCGATGGCCCGTCGCAGTGCTTCGGGTCCGTACCGGCCAATGACGACGTGGTTGCATGTCGTGCACAGCAGGCCGCGCACTGCTTCGCGTGTGTTCCCGAGCTTGTGGTCATGGTCGACGGCTAGCCGCTTCGTGATGCCCTTGGCCCGTCCGCAGATGGCGCAGGCACCGCCCTGCACGGCCAGAATCGCCTCGTATTCGGTCTCCGTGATGCCGTAGGTGTTCTCGACCATCCGGCCATGGTTCTTGCGTCGGACGGCCTTCTGACGGGCCCTGCGGTGCGTTTCGCAGCGGGGGCCGGGCCACGGGGCAGGCCGCAGTGTTGTGACGCCCTCGGCAAGGCAGTCCTTGCACTTGGGCTTCGGCTTGGACTTCGTGGTGGTCATCTCAATCCCTTCGGTTGTGGTTGTTAACTGACTTCTGGGCTTTGCAGGGGTGGAGGTGGTGGAGGCGCCTCCACCCTGTCGACGCCCCACTGATTCGTCTGACCTGGGCGGGGGCCTATACACGTGAATGAGTGTTATATGCATGTTTATATATATGACCAGTTAGAGACGTTTATTAGGGTGCCCTTGGCGGGGGCAAGTGGAGGCGGTGGGGGCAGTGATGGGGTGGAGGCGCCTCCACCACCTCCGGTGTTTGCTGGAGTCATGACCAGGCCCACCGATCAGCACGACCGTTGGCGGCGATGACATGGGCCTTGTTGTCGTGCTGTAGGAACACGAGCGCCTGCTCCGTGAACGGCTGTAGCCGCTTGGTGAGCTTGTGGCGTATCTCGCGGGCGGTGTAGCCGTCATCCCCGGCCTTCTCCAGCAGCTCGGACACCTTCGCGATGCATCGAGCCATCAGGGCCCCGTCTTCGACCGCCTTCTCGATGTCAGCCGCCGACTTGGCCACACCCTGCAGGCGCCCTTTCTGGCGCGCCTCTTCGGCCTCGGAAGCCGCCAGCTGATCGAGCACCCATTGGCGCACCGCGTCAGACACCGCCGCCGCGACCCCGGACAGGCGCCAGTCCTCCGAATTCATCGCCGACCGGCCGTCCAGGATGGCCAAGGCGTAGGCGAACTTCTCGCGGGCGAACAGGGCATGCGAATTCAATGCCGCCGTCTCACCGCGGGCCTGGGCCGCCCTGGTGTTGACGATCAACCCTTCGCATTCGGCCGGCACTCGCAGCGTCGTCGGATACTGCCAGTCGGTGACCGGCGGCAGATGCAGCGAGCCGTTGAACCTCGGGCGAAGACCAGTGATGCGTGGGTCGGTCGCCGGAAACCACATGAACCGCTGCGGCGTCCCACCAACGGCGTCGGCGAACATCGCCCTGGTGCGGCCCGGCTGTGCGGCACACACCAACGTCATCCGATACGAGTGGCTCGGCAGTGTCGGAAGCCGGTTGCCTTTCCGGTACGCGAAACCCAATGTGCCGCCCGTGAACGCGGTCCGCAGAATCGGCATCACCGTCGAACCGCTGCGCCCGGCCACCGCCGAATAGGAGTCGATCTCATCGACCGAAAACAGAATCGACCGATGCCCGGTGATCGGGTCCTTGATCCGGCCGTCGTCGTCGCGCTCCCCGAACGCCTCGATCAGACCCTCACCGCTGCCCAAGTTCATCGTCTTGACCTGAAACGGGATCAGCTCTTCGGCGATCTCCATCGCCGTCGACTTGCCGCCCCCCGACTCGGCCGCCAACATGGCGAACCAGTTCAGTGAGCCGCCCTTGGCGCCGACGATCGCCGGGAGCTTGATGTGTGGGTCGACAACCGCCAAAGCCCGTGCCGCACAACACGCCAGCACCGCCCACGGCGAACACATGCCGGACAGGGCGGCGTCGTACACCGTTTTCAGGCTGGCGCGCGACTCCCAGAAACCGCCTTCGGCGGCGCGGACATCGAACGGGGGCGGCGGCCCTGCAGGCGGCTCCGAAGGCGCCACCGTCGCCGTGAACCCCGGATTTTCGGGTGCGTAGCGGGGCAGCGCCTTACCGGACTCCAAGCCGCTGCGAATGGTCCGCTCAATCTCGCGTTCCGTCATCGGAGTGCCCGCCGTCGAACGGGCCGCCGCCGACAACGCGTCAATGACTTCCAGTTCGTCCAGCCCGTGCGGCACCAGCTGGCCCAGGTTGAACGCCGACGTGTTCAGCTGATCGTTGCGGCGCCCCTCCCCGGTCGAAGCCATCGCCACCATTTCCTGCTCAAGGGCCGCCCGATAGTAGGGGGCGGCGTCGGTGGTCGCGGCCGGACGCTTCGGCGCCGGTTTGTGTTCCGGGCGCAGGCCGATACCGGCGCGCGCCATGTTCTCGAAAAGGTCATCACCGCTCACAGGCCTTCGGCCTCACGGATCGCGGACACCAGACGCTCCGTGTGCACGCCGCCCGTGGCGCACCGCCGCCATGAGCTCGGCTGCCACGTGCTTATGCGGCGCTCATCGCCGTACAGCTGCGGGGGATAGTCGCCGAGTGACTTGAGGTAGGCCCGGCGAACCGCGTTGCCGTGACCGACCGCGATCAACCCGACCGGGTTGGCCCGCAGGCCGTTCGCGGCGGTCAGCTCAATGAAGACGCGCTGCAACGGCGGCAGCGACTCCCGCCCTGTGCGGAACTCCCTTGGGCGATCCTGTTCGTGGGTGAGCTCCAATTCAGCCCAGGGCAGTTCAGACGGGTCCAACTCCCACCACAGGCCTTGCACCTGCGGCGAACCCCAGTAGCACAGCAAGGCGCGCCCGGCGTCGCGGCGCATTACCGACTCCCGCCCATGGCGACTCGGAATCATGTACACCTTCGGTATGGTGGGGTTACCGGCCTGCGCCGTATAGCGCAACGACTCTCCGTCCCAGTCGCGCCACTGTGCGGGGCTGTGAAGCGTGATGTCGTCCTCGGCTATGAATCCGACTTCCTGAAACCCCTCTGGTATCGACACCAGCCGGTTGGGATGCCCGTACTGGCGCGGAAACTGAACCACTGGAGGCAGACCAGGTGTTGCCTCGGTGTACAAGCTGGCCAACCGCTCGCGCTGCCAGGGCACCAGGTCCTCGCCCAGTAGCAATTTGATGGTGTTGTATGTGTTCTGCAGGCTCCGCAAGTACCGCTGCCACGGATCTTGCCTGCGACCCATCCACCCCTGCATCACTGAGCGTTGCCGTTTGTGCCAGCGGTACCGGATGCGTTGCGGCCCAGTGGCGAACGCGCCAGGGCAGCGCATGGCACGGCCATGGTTGTGCCGGTCATACTCGCCCAGATGGTCGCGGTCGACGCCCATCCACGGCGACCCATGCCAGGCGCCGCCGCACAGCTTGCACCGGTCCCGATCGGCGACCACCGCCTCGGTGTGCTCGATGGCGGCGTATTCGCCGCCCGCCAGCTGCTCATCGATCAGCGCATCGATAGCGTCAATCACTTCCTGCTCGGGTCGAGCTGTCATGACTCCAATTCCTTTGTGGGATATATCAGTGGGGCGAGGTCGGCCAACACCGCAAGCGCTATGGCGCCAGCCGTCGCCGGTAGCGGCGGCCTTTCCAGCTCAGCTACCCAGTGGGCGTGCCTCTCCCGTATCGGTTTCAGGGCCTCATCCGCACCCACCTCGGAGGCGAACCTCAGCGATACGTTCGCCAACCCGTTGCCGATGCGCGCGATGGCCCTCGTGGCCGCTCTGGCGGCCGGATCGCCACTCATGACCGCCCGCCCCTCGGGGCGCCGCCGATGTAAAGGTCATCGACCAGGAACACCGCCGGAACCGTGAGTACGACGGGGTAGCCGTCGCCGTTGACCTCGACGGTGGGGCCGTCTTCGTGGATCATGAACGGGAAACGGCGACCGTCGACCATGACAATGCCTGTGCGATAGTCGAATACGGCGTGCTTCACGTCAACAGTGTTGGCGTTCACGCCAGGCCGCAGCCCGCAGTCGAGCACGCCACCGCAGTCACCGAACGCCAGCGGGCTAGGCATGGGGCACCCGCGTCCAGCTGCCCGCCCAACGTGACGCAATGACCTCGGCATCGTCGGTGTTAGGTGAATCGAGCACCAGGCCCCGCAATCGGCCTACCCGCCAAGACTTCTCGGCAGTGAGGCCACCGAGGGCCTTGTCGATCTCGACGGCAATGTGTTCGTATGAATGCACCTCGCCACAGCAGCATTCCCACCAACCGTCATGCTGTCCCCAGGGTTTCCGGTCATGCACTCCTATCACTTCGGCCATGAGCTTCTGCGCGTCGGTCAAGGTCGGCGGGCTAGACATCTCCGGTGTCCTTCCACGACTTCTCGATTGCGGGCCCAAGCGAGTCGCAGAACGCCACGAACAGATCATCGGCACGGCCCGAGTCCACGTACACCTCATACCGCTCATAGGTTGATGCGGCCTCGGTATTCTCAGGCTTCGGAAAGAGCACGGCCGCAATCTCAGCGGACAGGTGTGCGGCATGTGCGCGCTCGGTAACCGCGATGGTGCCAAGACTGCCCCAATCACATTCGGGCGCAGTGCAGGTAGCACAAGCTGCGTCCAGCGACCAAGAACGTCGATGCGTGCGAACCACCTCGGCTATGCGGTCATTGAGCGCAGACGCGTCGGTCATCTGCGCCCGAACATCGGTCGGTGGCGTGTCGTCTAAGTGAACACCCCTTGACGGGGTGTAGACGGTGGCCCAGTCGTCCGCATTCACGAAGCCGTATGTGCCGTTGTAGTCCGGTGGCGGCAAGATCATTTCGACCCAGCCCCGTCTACCGTGGCGGTCTTCGCAGTACTTGACGGGCCAGCCGCCGCCGACACTGATCTTAACGGTGCCCACTGTTGGTTCAGTCGTCATTGGTGTTTCCTTTCCTTGCGTCGGTAGTAGCCCGCTAGCGATTGCGCACGTTCACATGTGCGACAAACTCTGTAGCCCGACTTAGTAATTCGCACGTTGTCGCCGGTATACGGATGCTGGCTGGGGCAGTGAGTTTTGAGAGCTGGATAAACCTTGTGAAAATCGCCGCGCGCAATATTCACCTCATTGGTGACGAGTTCCATGTGCCACGGGTTGACGCACGGCCGATTTCGGCACAGGTGATCAACCACCAGGCCGGTTGGTATTTCGCCGCGCAGTAGCTCCCATGCAACCCTGTGGGCGCGAACCGGGCGCCTGACTTCATGCACGTATATCTGACCGTAACCACCGTCATTGAGCGAGGCTCCCCAGGTCCAGCACTCAAGCGCCCCTGCGGGAATCACCTTCGACCAGAACCGATCTTCCAGTGTCTTCACGCCGCGCCCGCGCCAGACATACGCCCCGCCTTGATGACTGGCGACGGCGGCATGAGCCACTGCCATGTTTGACGCTCCCCGCGTACGGATGGCGGCGCAACTACGTACCCGGAAACTCCGCGATAGTCGATGCCGGGCAGGAAGCCAGCGCGGTTGCCGCGTCCGGTGGCTTTGACGTACAGGTGAATGCCAGCTGGTCGGCCCTCGGCGCGGTTACCTGCGGTCACCACATAGCCGTGAACATCGGGCAGGCTGCCCGCCTGCTCCAGCCGTGCCAGCGACTCGCGGCCACCCGGACCGGGGTCGATGTCCACCACATCGAAGGCGTGGCCGGTAGCAAGCCCAATGTTGTAGTTGGGGTTGCCGTTCCACCAGGTTTCGATGCGGCGCCGGTTCGTGGTGGCGTCCTTGAATCCCTTGAGCGTGGCCGGTTCCTTGCTCCCGGCCTTGAGCGGGAACACCGGCCAGCCGAGGGCCTGGCTGTAGTACAGGGCTGAGCCGCGCAGGGTGGGCCGTTCGGCGGCATCGATGGTCGCGGCCAGCTCGTCGGCGCGAGCATTGTCACCGGCCTGCACAGCGGCCAGGAACTCGGCGCACTGGATGTCTACGGCGGTCGGCTTCGGCGCGCACGTCGGATGCACCGTGTCGTCAATGCTGGTGACCAACATGGCCTCACCGCAGTCGCGGCATGTGCTGAAGAGCCTCATGCGATGGCCTCGACGCGAAACTGGCCGTCGATGTTGTAGCCGATACGCCACGCGCGGCCCAGCGGCGTGACGCGCACCACGGGGCGGTCGATGGTGGCCACGCGGTCGTTGTGGTGGGACACAGGCGACCGCACGACACCCAACGCGCCCTCGGGGAGGATCACATCACCGCCGGGTGAGCCGTTCCACGACACCCGGTAGAAGGCGCCATCTATCTTGCGGGCGACGCACCGATTCTCGGACGGGTCGCGCATGTCGTGCTGTGCCATGGCCACTGTCCCTTCACGTTCATGACCTGGCGCAGCTCGGCGACGACCTCAACCAGATCGGCGGCGTCGTCCATCACAACGTCAATGTCCTTGTACGCCTGCGGAATCTCGTCCACCCACGCCTCACCGTGGCGGTACTCGATACCGACCATGGCCTTGGCCAAGTCGTCGGCGGTGAACAGCTCGCGGGCCTTGGTACGCGAGAACCGGCGTCCGGCGCCGTGCGGTGCTGAATACAGGCCTGCCGGGTTGCCCTTGCCGCGCACCACATACGAGCGGGTGCCCATCGAGCCGGGGATGACGCCCATAACACCCTCATTGGCGTCGATAGCGCCCTTGCGGGTCAGCCACACATCGACGTTCCCGATCTTCTGCCGGGCGGTGTAGTTGTGGTGGCAGTTGATGCGCTCGACCTCGATACTGGCCACCTCGTCGGCGTTGGTCGGGTCGGCGCCCATCCAGTGCGCGAACGCCCGCAGAAAGCGATCCATCATTTCGGCGCGGTTGTACAGGGCGAACCGCTGCGCCCAAATCAATTCCTTGATGTACGAGTTGAATTCGTCGGTGCCCTCGGCCAGGTACGCGAGGTCACGGTTCGGCAGATCGATCCAGTAGCGCTTGCACAAGTCCTGAGCCACCTTGATGTGCTTCTGGGCGATCTTGTTACCGACACCGCGCGAGCCGGAATGCAGGAATAGCCACACCCGCTCGTAGTTGTCGATGCACAGTTCGATGAAATGGTTGCCGCCACCGAGGCTGCCCAGCTGCTCGCGCCACTTCGGCGAGTGCGACAGATCAACGTCATACTTGGCCATGCGCTCAAGATCGGCGATCTTCTCGACAGTGAAGTCGAACCGGTCCAGGCTCCGGTTGTAGTTGCCCGGGGATAGCGGGATGGCCGACTCCACCGACGCGCGCAGCTTCGACAAGTCCCGGCCGTCGATATGGGCACCGACGTAGGCGGTGCGCACCGCGATCATGCCGCACCCGATGTCTACACCGACCGCCGCCGGGATGACAGCGCCGACTGTGGGGATGACGGTGCCGACCGCCGAGCCCTTGCCGCTGTGTGCGTCCGGCATGAGCGCAACGTGCGGGTGGATGAACGGCATAGAGGCCGTTTCCTTGGCCTGCTCGATGGTGTTGTCATCGATCTGGCTGGCGAAGTTCAACAGGTTGTGGCCGGGGATGCGATTCACTGCGGTTGCCTCTCTGGTGGGTTCTGGACGGCTGACGGCGGGGCAGGGGGACACCCGCCGCCAGCCGCCGCCTTACTTGACGGGGATGGTGGGGACAGGGGTTGTGGGCCAGCACAGAAGCGCCAAGCCCTTCTCGCGGGCGATGTCCAAGCACTTCGACACCAAGACGTTGGGGTCGCGCGATACCGAAGCAGCCAAGTTGGCGTTGGCTGCCGCCTGCGCCAGGGCCGTCATCTTGGCCTGCTCGGCGACAGCGGTCGCCGCCCGCTCTTGGTTCAGCTGGTTGATCTTCTGCTCAGTGCCGTCGTCGTAGTCGATGGTGGGCACCGCGACATCCAGAATCTCGACCTGACTGCCGACCTTCGCGGCCAGAATGTTCTTCGCCTGCGTCGACAGCTCGGGCAGCGGTGAACGGTCAAGGTTCTTCGGCGCCAGAGGATCGAACGTTGCGAACACCTCGTTGAGGGCAACCTGTAGGTTGCGGGTCACCAGGTTGATGCGCACGTTGTCGAATGTCTTGTATTGCAAGAACAATTCGGGTGCCGCGTCCGGCTTGATCTGCCAGCGCACCGACACGTCAGCGTCCGCCGTCGAGCTGTTGCCCAGCCGGACCTTGATACGTCCACCGTCCTTGTGCTGGTCGATCTGCACGGCACCGTCCATCTCGGTTACCGAGGTGACCGGCGACTTGAGGTGCAGGCCGTTGGTGAGCGTCGTGCCAGTGGGTCGGCCGAACTTCGTCTCGATGCCGATCTGGCGTGTGCCAACGACGGTCGTCGCGGCGAACGCGAAGAACACCAGGCCGACGATTCCGGCGACAATCGCGCCTGCGAAGCTCACCGCGCGCTCTTCGCCTCGGGCGAAGATGCCGATGATCACGCCAATGACGGCGAGCACCGCCAGGACGATGAATATCCACATGGATACGGGCATGGTCAATTGCCTTCCTTGGTGAGTTCAGTAGCGGACTTGAACAGGAATCCGAGGTTGCGGAAACCCCACTGGGACAGGGTGCTTGTCGAGATGGTTTCGCCGTCGATAACCGACAGCGCTGACTTGAGCTGATTGAGTGTCGAGACGTTGAGGTGAGGCACGGGCTTGACTTGGTTGTATCCGGGTTTCGAATTCGGTTCCCACGTCACATAACTGACGGTGCGGTTGTAGCCGTCCGGGTCTGGGCCAATCGCATTGGAAATGTCCCTGTCAGTAACGACCTGGCCTGCTTTGAGCTTGGTCGTCAACATGTCCCGCAGGCTGCGGAGGCGGGGGACCGCCTCGGCGTCCCACTTCTCACGCCGCTTGCGCTGCCATTCCTTGACCTCGGCGTCGTAGCGTTGCTGGTCCTCTGTGTGGGCTCTCAGGGTGCTATCGATGACATCGAGTAGCGCCGCCTTGCTGATAGCCATTGCTTAAATCCTTTCTATGCCTTGGAATTTGGTGGGTGCTGGTGACATGGACCAGGCTGCCACTGCGCGCCCAATGCCTGCATTAGCGCGCTGGCCCATGTCCTCACCGCAGGCGCGACCAGCCGTCGATCAGGCGGCGCGTGCTTCCTTGTGTCGCCGCCTGCGCTCTCGCTGCCGTTGGTTGTACGTATCCCTATTGCGTTGTCTCCAATTGCGTTGCCGTCCTGCCGTGCACAACCGGCACCTGATTCGTCCAGCCCAAACGACAAGCTCGGAGTTGGGGTGACCATTGGCGCACTCTCCGATAGGCCAATCACGCCCAGATGTGCGACGAGCGTTCTCGAAGTTGGTCAATAAGCGGAGATGATCAACGTGTACGCATCGCCTGGTCTTGCAGATATGGTCAACCGTCATTCCGGCGGGGATCTGACCGTTGGCATGGACCCATGCCGCGCGATGTGCCGTTGTCATCGTGCGCTTACCGTTGGCGCACCAGCCAATTTGCGAATACCCGTGTGATGCCACCGAATAGGTGCTGATTAGGCACCCATCCGGCGACACCGTGTAACACGAGTACGCACGCTCTGCGACGCGCTCGGGTATCTCGATCATCAGCCCGGCCTAAAACGGCGGCAGATCGTCGGCGGGTGCGGAGGTCTGCGCCGCCGCGACCGGGCCACCGGCACCGCGTGCCACCTTGATGCCGAACACCTTCACGGTGCCGTTCTGCGTCTTGGTGAAGTCCTCCAGCGTGATCTTCACCAGGTCACCGGCTTCGAGTGCCGCCGCCTTAACGGCACGCTTGAGCGACACCTGTCCGCAGGTGATGTTGACCAGATCCCCAGCCGGAAAGTCGGTGCGCTGTCCCGCCTTGTTGAATGAGGCGGCAGCCTCGGTGAGTTCGACCGTCAGTAGCGGGCAAGTGCCGCCGTTGAAGTCGGTGCCGCCGCGCTCGGCGTACTCGAGCACCTTGCCGGTCACGTGCTGACCCTTGGCGTCACCCCATCCGACAAACGCCCCCTGTGGAACGTCGATATCTTCCCATGCAGTCATGTTGCGTATTCCCTTCTGTTACTTACTGGTTGGTGCCAACAACTGTTGGCGTTCAAGGCATGCCGCCTTGAGGTCTTCGGTTAACTCGCCGCGCTCGACGGCTTCTTTCCAGAGGTCGCGCAAGGCATCGACGGTGGCGCACAAACCAACCCGCTCCATGAGCGGCACATCGGGGCCAAGCTCGATGAGTCGCCCCAGGGTCTCCAGCTTGCGGCGCAGACCCTTCTGATGCTTGTCGCGGGCCACCTTGCAGTCAGCCCAGCCCTTCGTCAGGTCAGCCCAAAACAGTTCGCACCTGGCTTGTTTCATCGGCAGGTGGATGACGATGCCCCGCTTCTGGTCGACCGGTTCGGCGTCCAACCTCACCTCAGCCTGCGGGTCGTAGGGCTGGCTGCGCGAGTACATCGCTAGCTGCGCCTCCACCATCCGGGGATGCAGGGTGCCGGTGTTATGGGTCGCGATCATCGCCTCCGAGCACAAGTACGTGTTGTTCGGCGAATCGACGGCAATACAGGCGGTCTCGACATCCGGCCCTGGCTCGACGGCGACAATCAGGTGCCGTGTCGCCCTGGCCGTTGACTTTCCTGTCAACTGCGCCTTGGCCTTGGCGATCTTGCGGGGCAGCCGAAACGGCATGCAGCCGTTGGGTGTGAACTCAACGTCGTATGAGGTGACTGTGACACCAAACCCGGACCGTTGAACCTCGGCTACGTGTGGCCGCTGCCCGAGTGTCCGTAGCAGCTCCTCAATGCCATACGCCAGACCCTTGTCTGTGGTTGTGAAGCACGCCCGCTTGCGAGCGGTGTTCCACGTGCCATCGGTATCCATGAGTCCCTGCAATAGGTGCAACCGCTGCGTATGGCTAGCACGCAAGTAGCTCGGTGGAATGTGCTTGTTTCCAAGTAGATCCGCCTCACGCAGTGCCGCGAGTAGGCCGAGTACCGTTCTGGTGATCACATGAGGCCTGCGAACGTCGACCTGCTCGACGCCAAAGATGTTTCCATCGCTTTCGAGAATGTCGAACAGGTCGCGGCCCTTTGTGATTACCGCCCGGTTCTGGGCCCCGTCACCGAGCCAGCACCCCAGGAGGTAGGGCTCGATACCTAGCTCAACGTCGGGCAGGCTGATCGCCGTCACCGGGACCCAATGGTGGCATTGTCCGTTGTATCGCAACGTATCCGCGACTTCGGAGACTGACCGCACGGAGGGTGGGCGGCCATGAACCCGGTCGGGCTGTGTCTGCGTCCACCAGATGTGTTCGGAATCGCAAACCACCTTCGCGCCATTGTCGAAGGTGACGATGTGCGTACCGATTCGCTTGGTGGTCGACTTCGCTGTCACATTGCAAGGCAGCCCATCCGAGCCAATAACCTTGTCGCCAACCTTGACCGCCGCCATCGTCGTCCAGCCGTCCGGGGTTGGGAGCTTGGTGTCGAGCGCAAGCCCTTTCAGGTCGACAATCTTCGGGCGGCCCTGACGCTTGCCGTTGGCGCTGTAGCTCGACACCCGGTCAGGCGTGCCCGCGACCCGGTAGGGGTCGAAGACGTGCATCTGTTCGGCTGCGTGATGGGTGAGGCAGCGCGTGGCCATCCGGTAGGCCTCCACGTCGCGGTTCACCTCGGCGACCGGAACCGGCTCCATCTGCTTGGTGTTTTCGTTCCACCACTGGCGGGGCATCATGTCGCCCTTGTCGATGGCGTCGGTGATCTGGTGGAGCATCGAGCCCCATTCCTGCTTTTCATCGCGCCCCGCCAGCCGTGCTGCGCGCCGGGCGATGTCGGACAGCTCGCGCGGCTCACCCATCCACGCCATCAGCTCTTTGCGCAGCTCCGGTGACATCACCAGACCGGCCAAGGTGAGGCGTTCGGTCCAGATGCGCAGGCCTTCGCCGCCGTCCTCCAGCTGGTCAATAAAGTTGGTGGTGCGCTGGTACGGGTAGCGCTTGCTGCCGTCCTCGGCCATGATCAACGGCTGGTTGTTGCCGTTGCGGTACACGCCGAAGTGGTCGCGTTCCGGGCCGGGCTCAACGTCTGGCACAGCGTCCCAGTCGATTTCGGTGGTCATGACAGGCACCCCCACGACGCGCAACCAGGGGCGCCGCACAGCTTCGTGCAATCACCTTGGCGGGCCGGATTGTCGTCACCGTTCGTTGGCGCCTGATCCTCCCCACCGTCAGCTCCCGGCTTGCCTTGACCGGTGCAGGGCGCGCCCCCAACGCGGTGAGCCGCCATGATCCAACGGGCACCGCCGTCCCAAGCCTCGGCTCGATCGTGGCAGTCAGGGCACGTCGCGTGCCCCTGCCGATAGTGCGACAGGTGCCAGTGTTCACGGTCGTCGGGGCAGCGGTATGGGTAAAGCGTCTGATATGCGCGGCCCTCAGCCTCCACCTTCGCGCGGATGCGCTCCGCACCTTCGTGGGCCAGTTCGTTTGTGGGAAAGAGACGCTTGCCCGCATACCGGCAGCTCAATTGCGGTGCCGCATTGTGCTCTGTCGCCGTCATCAGAAGCACCCGCCAGCGTGTTCAAGGTTGCAGTCAGGGCACACCGACACCAGCGCCGCGTCGGCCTCGGCGTCGACATCGATATCGCACTTGACATGCTCGTAGTGACCGCCGACAGCCCGGCACTTGCCGCAGACGCCATGGTGTGCCGCCCTGAATCCGTCATCGACTTCGACGGTCTCCCAGTCGATATCGCTCACTTCGACCGCCTCCAACCCTGGAGATAGACGCGAAAGAAGTTGGACGACTGCAACTCAAGGGCAACGCTGTTGCCGCCCTGAATCTCGATTCCCCCGTCACGGATGGCGACGCCGATCTGATCGAACGCGCTGCCACTTCCTGAAGGGGAGAAGTAGACGGTCTGGTATCCGTCCTTGTCGTCAATGTAGATCGGATTGGTGTAGTCGCCGTACCAGATTCGCGACTTGGTGATCGTGGCCAGGTGGGCGTTGAGCTTGTCTTCGGCGGCGACGCGGCCTATCCGAGCCTTCGCCAATTGCTCACGCGCCCAGGCGGGTAGCTTCGCCTCGCGAGGATCGATGTCACTCACAATCAGCTGCCTTTCTTGATGAATCGCCCATTCGGGCCACGGTCGGGAGTGATGATGAAGTGGTCCCACTTCTGAAACACGGCGACGACCTCGCCGCCCCACGAAGACGTGGAGAGGATGAGTCGACCGTCTGCGTCGATCTGATATCCGTTGGCGCGCGGCACTTCAATGTCCTCGGTGGTCTGCGTGGGCAGGATGCCGCTGACGCTGACGATGGCCCGCACCACGGCGCTCATGCGTGGGCCTCGGCCGGTATGACGATCTGTGCGGTCACAATCAAGCGAGTGCCAGCCGGAAAGTCATTCGCCCACGCCTTGAAGCCGGGCCCAGCCAGAAGGCCTGCGCTACCCCAGAAGTGGCCATATGGGCGTGCTTCGGATGTGACTTCATAGGCGATGCGTGGATTGCCCGCCGATAGCACCTGCTCCGGCTTATCGTGACGAATGCACCTCCACTGAGTACCCGCTTCGCGGCGCATCGCTTCTGCCCAGTCGCGTCGGTACTGGTAGTTGGTTATAGATACCTCGCGGCAACCGCTCTCGGCGCAAGTTCGCATTCGGTCGTACCCACGTCTGCTCATTCCGGTTCCTTAATGTCGAATAGTGCTGCGCCGCCGTTGATTCGGTCAGCGTCGTGATGCTGTTTGCAGAGCTGGCACAGCATGCGGATGTTGGTCAGCGACAGATTGGTGTCGTCGCCGTCGAGGGGCACCGCGGCCAGGACGACCTTGCCGATACCGCCGCCCATGTCTTCGCCCTCGCCCCACTGGCAGGTGCGCGATGCGAAGTGCAGATGTCCGCATTCGCCCTTGCACTCGCAGTGGTTCTTCGCGCGGCGCTTCGCCTCGGCTACGGCGTCCCGGCGGGCCGCGCGCTGCTCCAGCTGCGCTGCCCGGCCCTGCGCCATTGCCCTGGTGGGGTAGGAGGCTTTCTCGGCGAAGTCCCCATTGCCGAAGCGCTTCACAACGCGGTAGCGCCCGTTGAAGACCTCGCGCACGCCGTACCGGGCGCTCATGACCCGCCGCCGCCCGCCTCGTAGACGCGGCCAATGACCTGCAATGTGCGGTATGCCTGTTCGAAGTCGACCACCTTGATCGGCTCCAAGTCCTCGGCGATGCCCGTCACGTCAACAACCCACTGCGGGGTAAGCTCGCCGCCGTACATCTCGGGGTACGCCGTCGCCAACGGGTCTTCGAGTCCGACGACACGCACATCGAAGGTGTCACCGTTCTGGTCAATGAGGTAGCTCATAGCCACCCCGCTTGAACCGCGACGATGCCGACGATGAACAGGGTCACGACGATCATCAGCGCGTGAGCCCAGGCGTCAGAGGGCGTCGACATCTGCCCTTGCCGGCATTTTTGGCAGACCTCGCCGCCCATGGGGCGCATGACAACCCGGCCGCACCCGCCGCAGACAGTGGCGGTGTTCATGACAGCGCACCTACCATCGCGTTGGCCATCTGGACCGCTGCGGCCCACGGCTTCCCCTCGTCCTGGTACGCCTGCACCGCCCGGCACCAACCGCGCTGCTTGTGGGTTGCCGTGATGCGCAGGCGAGACATCGCCGTATCGAGCGCGGTGCCCTCGGCCTGGATTAGAAGCCCCAGCGGCACTCCGAGATTGGCGAGCGCGCGCCCACCAATGCAGCACGGGCGGTCATCCTTGCCGACGTACTTACATTCGGCTGTCTGGTCGGGGAACCGTTGCGCAAGCCTGCGAATCTCGGCGACCACCTCGGCACCCGTGAATTCGAACGTCGGAAGCTCGTCGCGCTCAACCGAGTCACGCGGCAAGACCTTGAGCGGGGACACAGCACCGCTGTAGCTCATGACAGCGCCCCCGTCCGCATGTCGAAGTAGAGGGCACCGATTTGATGGAGTGCGTCGATAACCTCGTCGCGGTTATCGAGCACAAAGCGGGGCAGGTTCCTGGCGGTCGGCGTCTTGATATCTGTCATCCACCCGTCACCAATCTTGCGGGCATCTGCGAGTACGGCTCCAGCGACATGCAACTCGACCCTGCTATCGCCATCTGCCACCACCTGCACATAGTTGACGGTGGCGGGAAGCTCACCGACTGTGCGAATGACGTTGATACTCACTTGATTTCCCCTGTCTTGGCTGCCACGTAGATGTGCCCGACCTGCGTCAGGGCGTCGATGGCTTCGGACTTGAGTCCGGCGATGTAGATACGGGCGATGGCGGTGCGGGCCTGGCGGGCGGCGGCTTCGTCGGTGACCAGGAAGCCGGGTGTGAAGCCCCAGGCCACCGGGGCGACATAGATCTGGTCGCCATCGTCTGGCTGGTTGAGACTCGGCCAGGATGACACCACCGGTTTGTCGTTGACGAGAGTTTCGGTGTCTTCGCCGTTGACTACATGCTCGATGAGGAACGGGGGAGTAGTGGCCGCTGCCGGGGCCAATTGGGTAGCGTCGGACATGCCGAATGCCTCCTAAGGGCTGATTTCGGTTCTCGATGGCGCTGACGGCGGGGGACTTTGGCGAGTAGACCGCCGTCAGCGTTGGGGTTATTCAGTTGTGAGAGTTGGGATTATGAAGCGGCTAGGCGCCGCTTCCGGCGCTCGGCCCATGCGCGTAGCTCGGTGGCATCCCACCGGAGCCGACTGCCGACCCGAGTAGGCGCCGGAAGGTCATAGAGTCCGCGACGGCTCCAGTCGCGCAATGTCTGCGGGTGGATGTCCAAGATCGTGGCGGCGACCTTGGACGTGACCAGGATGGGCGTTTGCGCCTCGCGCTGGATGCGGAGCAGGGCGCGAAGAGTCTCGTGGGGGGAGAGTGGAGTGAGGCCGGTATCGGCGATAGTTGTTGCAATGCGGGCCATTTCGACCGGTGAGCTATCGGCGGTCATGCCCGCCTGGGCGGCGAGTTCCTGAAGAGTCGCGGTCATGCGCCAATCTCCGTGACGCTGTAGTCGGTGGTGATCGCGGCCAGCGGGACGCCGAGCACGGTGGCAATCTTGCGCGCCAAATCGGGGGTGCAGCGTCGGCGACCGGCCTCGATGTTCGACAAGTACGGGTGGCTGATACCCAGCTCCCGCGCGAGGTTGACGGACCGCCAGCCATAGGCCTCGCGGAGCGCTTGAATCGTGGCGCCCATGCGGGCTGGGTCTTCGATCACCATGCGACCACGATATAGAAACGAACCGGAAACAACAAGCCTGGAACCGGAAAAAATTCTATAGCATGGATTTATGCAGGTAGCTACAATGATTGCTAGCTGAAACCTTTCCTGAGCTTTTCATTTGATACTGAGGGGAACCCCGTGAGTGAGACCAACGCCGAGCGGCTAGGGCATCGTGTCCGGCTTCGTCGGGCTCAACTCCGCATACACACCGCGAAAGCGCTGGCCGATCGAGCACACGTGACCCCCCGCCTCGTCAGCGACCTGGAGGGCGGGCGCCGCACAAACTTCTCAGGGAGCACGAAGGCGGCGATCGAAGATGTACTGCTCTGGGAGCCCGGCTCAATTGACATCACCCTCGCGGGGGGCGAGCCAATCCTTTTGGAGACCGTCCCGGCCGATCAGAGACCGAACCGCACCCACCCCAGCCTCAAGGCGGGCGTACCAATTGAGGCTGTCGCCGAATCATTTTCGGACATCATCCGGCACATCAGAGTGGTGGAAGGTAACACCCTCGCCATCAATGAAATGGTCGAACGACTAAGGCCGCGCGGCAACGCCAACTTCCCGTCGGAGGATGAGGTGGAGGCCGTGAAAGCCAACGCAATGGCCGGGAACATGGAACTGCGGTCATTCCTTAATGACGAAATCGTCAAGATGATCGCCACCTCTTATGCCGACAATGCCGACGAGGTTGTAAAGCTCTTCGCCCCCTTGCTCGCTGAGGTCGCCAAGCCGCCCATCAGATCGGGCGAAACTCGGCAAGCCGACGAAGCATCGCCGCCTGGAGTCGCCTCCCTCGCCGAGCGTCGCAGGCCGGTGCCACCGCCACCTGACATTGACGACCTCGACGTAGCGGCGTCGCGGCGTGAAAAGCGGTCCGATGGCGAACGCGACAACGACGAGTAAGCAGCCCCTCCGAGCTGCCTGTTCCCGGAATGACAGCGCTGTAGTTCCTGGTCAGCGCCGTATTTGTCGGTGGCCTGTTCTAGCGTCTCGCACCATGATCACGAACCATTGGCATCCATGGCGAACGCTCGCCGAGCACTATCCACACATCGCTGTTTCCTGCGATCACGTCCTGCCCCGGGGAGTGGCCGGACTGATCAAGGGCAACACCATCTGGCTGTGCAAGAGCCTGACGCAGGCTGAGCGCCGGTCGACCTTGACGCATGAGTTGATCCACGTTGACCGAGGCATCGCGCCCGTCATCCATCGCGCCCGCGAAGAGCACTATGTGGATGTGCTGGCGGCACGCCGACTCATCCCGCTACCCGCCCTGCTGCGTGGGCTGCAATGGACCAACGACGATTACGAACTGGCCGAAGAGCTTTGGACCGATGTTCACACCGTGCGGGTGCGACGCCAGACCCTCACCCCGGCTGAGCGCGACTGGCTTGCTGACCGTGTTGAAGACCCGCAACGCCCATGAACACAGTTGAAGCCCTTGATATGGAACGCATTTGGTGGCCTGTACCCGGCGCCAAGGATGAGGCAATACGCGAGCGTTTCGGCCTATCGCCGGTCCGCTACTACCAGAAGTTGAACGCCATCATCGAGACGCCAGAGGCGCTGGCCATCGACGCACAGACCGTCAACCGACTGCGACGGATAAGGGGAATGTAGATGCAGGCATTTGGGGTGTGGCTACAGGTCTTCGGAGCGGCGCTAACCGGGGCAGGCCTACTAATCGCCCTTTACCGGGTGTCTAACCGATTTGATCAGTGGCGCAACAATGTCAGGCGATCATGGCTGGCGCTGTATGGACGCCTTCTAGACAAGCCCCATATCGATAGCGCGACTGCCCCATCACCCCCTTTCCAGACACTCACCGGACATAAGCCGATCGTGTCGACTTCCGATGCGGAAAGGCTCAAATTCCTTGCAGAGGCGTTGGCCGACGACATTAAGTCACTCGCGAGACCGGACAACGATCTGGTCAAAGTGCGAGACATCGGCTGGGCGCTGGCTGGCCTCGCACTCTCAACCATCGGTCTCATTGCTGAAAACCTACCGTTGCTTTTTTCGAGCGTCTGCCAATGCACCTGATAGAGAACGGGAATAGGGGAGGAAACTATGCGAGGTAGGCCGCCACGACCCATTGGGGTGCCGGGTGACGTGGATCTAACGGAGTTGCGACCAGGAGTGTGGCTGGCCATCGTGCGGGTTCGTGACGCCAGTGGTAAGCGTCGCAAGGTCAAGCGAGTAAGTCCGCCACGCAACGATTCTCGAGGACGCCCTGTGCCCGATAGGGATGGCGCGCGCGCCCGTGACGCGGTGCTGGCCGCTGCCTCCGACCTTTCTGTATCGGTGCTCGATGCGGAGCTGTCGACAGAGACCACCATCCGAGCGCTGTATTACGAGCACTACCGACCGTACCTTGTAGATCAGGGGAGGGCGCCTGCCACCCTTGACCGGTATGACTTTGAGGCCAAGGGATTTGACTCAGCATTCGGCCATAGGCGCCTCATAGAGGCGCCAACGCCGGTCATGGAGAAGTTCCTGACAACGGTCGCTGACACGCGTGGAGCTGGGGCGGCGAAGTCGTCGCGGACGGTGCTGTCCGGCATGTACAACTATGCGATCCGCATGAGCAATGGCGCCATCACGGTCAACCCGCTGCGTGAGGTGAAGCTGGCGCGACGCAAGGGCGCCAAGCGTGGCGGTGCGCGCCAGCTCACCGTTGACGAGGTGCGCGACATCCTCATCGCGGTACGGACTTCGGACCTGCCATGCCCCCGGATTCTGGCCAAGGCTGAGCGCGAGAAGAGCGTCGGAAGCTACACGCCGCCAACGGTTGCCGAGTTCTGCGCGGACGCCGATATTGTCGACTGGATTGTGATGCTGATTGCCACTAGCCACCGCCGCAGTCAATCGCTGGCAACGACCTGGCCCGAGCTAGACCTGAAAGCCGGTGTCATGCGTCCCACTCGGAAGTTGATCCGCGTCAAAGGCAAAGGCTTGGTGCTGGTGCCCATTGAGGATGACACCAAGGGCTCTGACAATGAGATTGCGTTGCCCCAGTTCGCCATCGATGCTCTTAAGCTTCGGAAGCGGCGACTTGCCGAGCGCCGACTAGTTGACCCGCGTCCGGTATCGGCAGACTACGAAGACTTGGTGTTCCCGTCCGAGAACTGGACGCCCCGAGACCCGAACAACGTCGCGGCCCAGTGGCGTCGCGTGCGGTCGGCGCTGGGACTGCCCGCCAGCATCACGGCCCACAGCTTCCGCAAGGCCGTAGCGACCATCCTCGATGACGCCGGGTTGTCTGCGCGCGTTGCTGCTGATGTGCTGGGGCACGCCGATCCGTCCATGACTCAGCGCTTCTATATGGCGCGTGGACGGGCGCACAGCGAAGCCGCGACAGCACTGCACCAGGCCATCGCGGGTGAGCCCTGA